AAAATTTACTTTGGAAGTTTTGGAGTAGGGTGATCGCCGTGTGTGGCATTTATTCTATTTTTAACTACTCTAATAGCATTTTTTGTTAGTAATCCTTTTTTAGCACGATCGCCGACTTGTGCCTTTTGACCTACTTGATAATCTCCGTATGGGAAGTGGAGTTTATCTGTGTTTTTGTCTCTATCAAATGTAGAATGTTTTTGGCCAGGATCGTTATCTGGTCTACTATCATGGTAATAATCGACATGATCGTCATCGTCATCGGGATTCTGGGTGTATAGTTTGTCTTTGTATTTAGGATCACGCCATTTTGCGGACTCGTCTACTTCTCTACTTTTAACTTCTTGATATAATTCGCTTAGTTTATTAATTAATGCTTCTTGTAGTGGGTTCTCGCCGCCGTTTACTTTCAGTCTTTTTACATCGCCCTTACTGTGCATGTCAGTACCGTGTTTAGTAATAGCATCAACACCATAGGTAACACGATGGGGTCTATTTCGTACTCGGTCATTCTTGTCAGCATCAATTTTATCGCCGTGCTGTTCGTCTAACTCGATGTCAAACTCACCGTCTATAGGATGCGGAGCACTGACCACTGCATCATGGTGTTGGTCACCTGCTTCAATGCTTCTAATGATGTCCATTAGGTCTTTGATACCGCCAGCACCGCTACCATTCATGCTGACATTCATAGTAACTGAATCTTCTTGCTTGTGTGGCATACCCATCATACCGCTTGGCATTGGGCCGCCTAAACTGATCATGCTTTCCTCAGTAGGCGGAGTGTCAGTGTTCTTAGGAGCAACTGGTGGTTGTTGTGGCTCCATCGCACCTAAGCGTTTAGCTTCTTCTGGACTGCTTGCACCTGATGGATTTGGATGAACTGTTAAGTTCTCGTCTATGGCACGTATCTTTGTATATAATTCAGTGAAATTCATTTTGCTTTTCCTTTTGCTTTGGCAGCGACATTTAAGCTGTTATGTACGATGTCAGCGTATGGGGTTAGTTTAACTTTTTTAGTACCTACAGGACTTGTCATTCCTTGTTTTTCTGTTACTGTTGATTGTTCAGGCTGTTCTTTAGATTTCTTTGCTTTGGGAAACAACGGATCATTAATACCTTTGTACTGCTCAGGAAGATGCTTTGCCTTGCTTAGATCTTTTAGTAAACTAAACTTTCGTTTTTCTCCAACTAGGTCTTGATGATTTACTTTTTCGTAATCAGTGCCGACAACTGCTTCGCCTGTTGGTTCATCGTTTTCATGGTTAAGATCAATTTCTGCTTGCTCATGCTCGTTGTGAACTCGAACATCACCTTGCGGAATATTTAATAAGTGTGCTACTTTTGAAAGTACTTGTTTGCTAGTTGTAGGATAACTAGTAACAGCGTCAAACACTGTTACTGAAATATTCTTGTGTTCTGGAAATTCAATATGTGTTGCTTGGATCGGTGAGGATTTTCCGCTTGATACAGATTGCACACCAAACTCTGCAAGAGCGCCTTTGATTTTGCTAGCGCAATCTTTTGGGCAGTCGCAGGCAAGTTTAATCTTAAATTCGTAGCGTTTTTGATTTTCTGTTAGGTATTGTTTAAATGATTTCATAGTGAATTCCTGATGTAGTATTTATTTTAAATTCTTCAATTTTTCCAACAAGCTATTACGATCAGTAATAATAACCCCGTCTCCGTGTATGTTAACACTGTCATCTACACCAGCCGCTTCTTGATCTAATTTTTGTTTCTTAAGCTGTAAATCAATCATTTTTAGCTTTTTATCTAATTTGGCAGTTTTAGCTGTAATAGCATTGCCTAGCATACTAGCGGCTACTTCGAACAAACGACCACTATATCTAGCTTCAACATTCATACCTAGATCCATGATGTCATCGTAGGCATCTACAGCTTTTTTAGCCAACTCGTCTAGCTCAGAATCTGCTAAATCCCCTAGTCCTTTAACAGCTGGTAAGGCAGCGGCAATTTTATCAAATTCACTGATATCGCGCAATAACGGTTGTGCTTGAGCAACCATTTCTTTTTTCTTCTTTTTTTCTTCTTGCTTGATAACTTCTTTGCTAGAAGGAAGATTTAGTAATTCTTCAAGTTTCTTGGTCATAACACTACTTATGCTTATGTTTGAGTGAATATATCATTTTCATTAAGTATACGGAATCTAATACCTTGCTGTCTGCACCAAATATTAGCACTGGCCCATTTGGCTTGATTTTTAACAAATTGTGCTTGATTATACTTGTTTTTACCCACACGCTCTAATATAGTTTGACTAGCTGGTTTTATCTCAACTAGTTCAACTATTAATTTGTCGTGTTTATCTAGGTACTGGATAAAGAAATCGGGGACATACACCGTTTGTTTACCAGTTAACGGATCGCGATATGGTATCTGGATTGCTTCGCTAGCCCATTTATGTACTCGATCGTTTTCATCACAAAATCGCATAAATGTCCACTCCCATGAACTTCGATATGTTGGAATTTTTGTTCCAACATACTTCTCGGGATGGCGCATGACGAATTTACCTCGAGCAAATTTAGCCATGTTAGATTAGAATATTACGTGCTTCGTAACTATTTTCAACAGTTGATACTTTATAGCCTAAGATGCTTGTTTTTTCTCTATACCCATTTAAAATTTGAGCTACTACCTGCCCTAGTTGTACATCAGTAAGAGATTTCAACATATCTAGTAATTGGAATACTGATACTCCGTCGATTCTTGCTTGATTCAATAATACAATAGTTGTACTGGCGGCACTGGAATGATCAAAACCTCTTTTAGTAAAAAATGCAACCGTGCTGTCAATTTCATTTGCTGGGAAACTAACTGGTGCAACAAAATAGTTGTCAAAAAATGTTTTTACATCTTGAACATTTGTATTTTCTTTTGTAGGAAGGTTTGTAATGATACTCATATTATGCTCCTAGTTTTGTAGGTGTAGCTACTGTTGTATTCGTAGCATTATTTGCTACCGGAAACACTACACCAGGTACTCCGCCTATAGATTGTGGTAGGACCCCTCTTGACAATCCGACAGTGCCAGCCTGGGGAGGAAGTTTTGAGTTCTGATACCTATTTACGCTATTGATTGCATTATTAAGGGTTGACACTGCCACACTAGTTGAATTTAGATTATCAACAAAACTTGGATGTATAGTAGTAGGGTCGGGATTAATACCCTGTAGCGGTGACGGATTCACATCATAATGTTCTATACCAAATCCTTCGGGTGCTCCAGCTGAAACTACACCATTGCCATACGTTACAGTTTCGTAGGCAAGTTGCATGGTAAAATCATGTGTAGTAGATTTAGCATAATCTAAATTGTTGCCATTCCAAGTTTTTATTATGGGGTTTATTAATTTAATACTGATATACTCATGTCGAGCCATCTGATAAATTGTGATATAATTAAAAAAGGGGTTCGTACTTTTATTATCTAAGCCATACGGGGTAGTAATAAAATTACTGCTTCGAGTGGCATTTCTATTGTAAGCTCCTGCTTGTGTTGCACTAGTTGGGTCGGCATAATAATATGTGTAATAATTCTGCCATAGTTGATTAATCAACCCCATGTTGTCGTCGTGAAATGCAATGGTAACGTCTTCAGCATTGATATGCCATTGTATATTCTTTTTTCTGTTGTACTGATTAGCAGAATCGACACTAACTGAAAATTTAGGTAATGTTACATTCTTAACCAACATATTAATTTCGTTAGAGTATCGTTGCGCAAGTTCGGCATTTTTCAATGCGGCTTTGTTAATACTGAACGCTACATGGAACTGAAAGTCAAATTTAGGTGCCAGCCTAAACTGATTATCAGAAAACATCCTGGCGGCATGTTGCCAGTCACGTAGATTGGTTGTAGTGTTGCTAGTTAGATTGTTGTTTGCAGTAAAGGCCATAACAATATTTATTAAAAAAATAAACTACGCATATTATGAATACCTATAATAAAACCCACCGAAGTGGGTTTATTATTAAGAACCTAAAGCGTTTGTACCGCGTACTTGCTTGAATCCTGGAGTACCCAAACCTGCAGTAGCACCTTTCTGAACAGCATTATCATACTGGATAGTCAAGTCGATCATCACAGGAGTTTGATCTGAATACTTGATGTCATTCCAGTTGGTCTTTTGCAAGTAGCAACCGTATAGTTCCCATGTTTCTAATACATTAGGAGTTTCTGCGCCGTTGCCGCCGTCTAGCATTTCAATGCGTAGTGTAAATTTGTAGTCACCTGCAGATGCCGCTGAAGCCTGCTCAAAGAAGTCAAACTGTCTTTGATTTTGTTCACCGATCAACTTGCTAACATTACCAAGCACATCGTCACGTAACTTAATAGTGATTGGGCTCCATTTGGTTTTGCCTGCATAGTAAATTCTGCTGTTATAGACATCAATAGTTTGAGGATCAAACTCAACACTTGGTCGAGCCGCTTCTGCAACTTGTTTAGTCATCTCTGTTGTGCTACCACTTACACCAAAGTTTTCAAAGTTTAATCTAAAGCGATACTTCAACTTAGGCATTAACTGGCCTTGTGAAGCGGCGCTCTGATCAGACGCTAATGGTACTGTAAATCTTGATAAGGCTGCGATTGACATTTATTATCTCCTAATTATTTTCCAAGGCCTTTGACTCCGCCAGTGTTCTCTAAGCGCAATGGAATGTAAATAAATTCTACTGCCTTGACTGGTTCGATCGCTATATCTAGATATAGCTCGTTGCGATCAATTCTAGCTGGTGTGTTGTTTGAAGTATCGCATACTACGATAAAGTCATACAACGCACGTTGGCCTACTAATTCTAACATCAATGCCTCTGCTGCCTGTTTGATTTCATTACGTGTAATGGTATCATTTGGCTCAAACACATATGGTTTAGCTAGTTGTGCTAGTTGTCTACGTAGATATACTACTAAACGTGCCACGTTAATACGATCTAACGAACTTGCTACAAGTTGACGTGTTTTCTGTCCGTAGCATACTAGTCCTGTGCCACCAATGTATGTTAATGGATTAACATGGATACTGGCTAAGGTATCACGCTGGCCGATGTTTAGTGCCGTTGCATTAAATTCACCAGTCATTGGATCAACATAACCCACTGAGCTAGCATTTGTAATTCCACCACGGCGTACACCAGCTGGGGCAAACCATGGATAACTAACGTTGTCACTTAGGGCGATTGTACGCAACATGATATGGCTTGGTGGAACAACAATGTTATTACCAATCAAGTCAACTGTGTAACCCCATGGATAGTACACACCCAAATATGCATTGGTTGTAATCAATCCCTGATCACCGTCTTGCACAGCTGAGCTAACATTGTTACCCCAGTTGCTCAATGTAGTAGCATCTGGTGTTAAACGTGCAGGTGTATCGCCTACAATAAATGCTGTTTCACCGCGATCAGTATTCAATCCAACTAGTAAAGACAGCATTTCTGGGTAACCAGGGCATGCCATTAAGTTGAATATTCTGCTGTCTGTATCACGGATCTGTTGGTTCTCTTGGATAGTTGCACCGAGAGCTTGTAGTACAACTTGACGTTGTGCTTTGCGACCAAATGTACCAGCACCATTAACTTGGTTAGCGGCATCAGTTAACCAACGATGTGGATAGTATGTATTCATCAAACCGTTGCTTTGGCGTATGTTACGTCCAGTAGTGTCAATATAGTTCTTTGCAAATTTCAATACATTATTACCTGAACGACGTAGATTCCATAGTAACATACCTTTTGGATATAGTGCAGGATCTGGTGCATCTGGGTCTAAGAAATTGCTTGATAGCAAACTAGCAATGCTAGAAGGAGTTGCGCTAGTACCGCCAATGCTCCAACGTGCATCATGGAATAACACACCGTTTTCTGTAGTTTGGTCAGTATTGTCTAACAGCACCCATTTCTTGGTCAAGTAGTTAAACTTGTAGATCATTGGATAGTTTTCAGTATCGCTAGGATCAATCCATAGATCACCGTTGGCTAATGGTGTGCCATCGCTTTGTACTGTTGGTTGTGTGGCTGTCACTAACGGGCCTGCTGGGTCAGTAGCTGTGCTCACAGCACCTAATGTTTGATTGTAATTTAGATAGCCTTTCCATCCTGTGCCGTCATTGACCATAATGTCAATGTCGTCTAGGTAGCTGTTAAACCACAATGTACCATCTAGTGGTATTGTTGTTGGTGGTGTGTTACTTGCCACAGCAAATGCACTACCGTTAACTGTTGGGGTCCACAAGCTGGCAACATAATTTTTAGCTGTACCTGCTGGATTTGTATAGAAGTTAGAAGTAACACCTACGCTAAACAACTTACTAACTGGATCATTAGCTACATCTACTAGTCGAATGTCTCCGCCTTTAGTATGTGTAATAGTTAATTGGCCAGCGGCAGTAGTTGATGCAACAATATTAGCAAACGGATTGCTGTTGGCGTCAACTGCATTGTTAATTGCGCTAGCGATTGGAGCAAGATCGCTCGCGGCACTAGTAGCAGTAAATGTTATAGTGATAGCAGTACCTAAAGTTCCGCTTCCAACTAAACTTTCTTGCAAAGTAAAAGAGTTACTGCCTGCGGTAAATGTGCCAGTACTTACTGGTACTGATGTAATGCTGGTAGGGCCAACGCCACTACGACCGTAGATTTTAAAGTTTGCATTAGTAGGACTGCCTTCATCATCGTTGTATTTTACATAAGTTGCACCAATCGCTAGATTTAATCCACCGCCTGTTGCATCTAATCCTGCTAGGGCACTTTGGCCGTTAGCATACAATTTAACTTTTTGCTGAATCCATGAGCTTGTTGCTGAGTTATACTTCTTGATAAACCAGTCAGCACCATTATTAACTGCGGTAGTCTTGATCCAAATTGAACCAGTTGGGCGACCGTTAACTACAGCAACATCGTCAGTGGCACGCCATAGCGGTACTGAATAGTGTGGAGAAGCTGTAACTGCCGGAGCCTTATATGTTCCAGATACGAGTCCAACTTTAGCAACTGTTGTTCCAGAAATAACAACGTCAACACCGGTTGAATATAAGTTTAGATAACCGTTGATTACTGCGGCTTTAACACCAGTTACGTTACTACCAACTGCTGTAACAAAAGTAGCTAATGACGTTGCGCCTGTAACAGCATAACCATTAATAGTCATTGTATCGCCAACTAACAGTGTTGGGCTTGCTGTAGTACCAGTAGCTGTAGGCCAGCTAGCGGCCCATGCAGATGAACCAACTGCTACCCAAGTTCCTGCGGCTGTATCTGTTTGATATTTTTTCATCCACAGCTTGTGCAATGTAGTTGTAGAAACTATTGCATAAGCACCAATAGATCCATAACTGGCTATTGGAGCTCCAGTCCCACTAACAACTTTAGTGCTGTCAGTAATTACTGTAAGACTGCCGGCGGCTTGTTGATCTGAAAATGTTTGCCCGTCTGTGACTGTAGCAGGTGCTGAGTTCCACTCAAATACACCGAACATTGAATCTGCTGTATCAAACCAGAATGTTCCATCTTCTGGATCACCTACTGGAGCTGATGTTTTGCCTTCTAGTTGTGCGACATCTAAATCTGCACGTACTACATAAGCACGATTGCTCACGCCTAAGAAACTGTAGGCAGCTTCTAGACCGTATTCATTCTGTTCTCCAGCATGAATTGGGTTATTGTTTGCATCAGTATAAAATTTCGGAACACCAAAAGTGCTCGATAAATCCATCTGACTTGTTAGTAAATAAACTTTACCAGCATTTGCTTTTAATGTGCCCGGGGCAATACCTGTCATTGCACCGTTCATTTTGCTTTCAGCTGATGCAACAATTATTAGTGGTACGGTACCTGGGGCTGCGGGTGTATAGAATGATTCATCTATAACTGTTACGCTTACGCCTGGTGAACTTAGTTGAGCCATATTTTTATCTCCAATGAGTACATGTTCTTGTATGTATTTAGTGGTTTTGGATAATTTGTGGCTATAATAGCCTATCAAAAAGGTTCTAAAAAGGCTTAAATATAATATGAGACCTTTATGTTCTTGCGGAAGAGCACCTGTTGCTATAAACTACTATAAAAATAAAAAAGCATTCTATCGAAGCCAGTGCGGGTCGTGTAGCCGCGGTGTAAAACTACCAAGGTGGTACTCTAGCGGATATCGTCCTAAATCCGCTTGCGATAAATGTGGATTTAAATCGCCTCACACTGAAGTATTCTCAGTGTTTCATGTAGATGGTGATTTAAATAATTGCAGACTGGCTAATTTAAAAACAGTGTGTTCTAACTGTGCTCGTGTTCTACATAAGGAAGGGATTCGCTGGCGGCAAGGGGATCTTGTACCAGACCTTTAACCTGTGCAAACAAGTCGTCAATAGTAGTATTATTGTCCATGATTGCATCAAACTTTGTGCCGACCCAAGCGGTTTCGCTTGCATGGATGCCTAGCTTTTTGATATGTTCTTTAGCTATGGCATAGTTCATACAGCGATCGCCGGCATTCATATCTGCGGCATCTTGATACCAATCAGGTTCAGGCCCGCGGACAACACGAACTACAATGCCGCCTGCATCTTTAATTGATTTAATTTCATTAGGAAACCGGCAGTCACTAATAACAATGTCGTCTGTGCTATTACGTAGTTTATTTTCTAAGCTGGCGATCCAAATGTCATCGTGGAATGCCTTGCGACATACCTCTGTACCCCAATATTGCAGGACCCAGCGTGGAGTAAGATTAGGCATGTTCAAGCGTTCTGCCCACCACGGATCTACTTGTTCGCGCCATGCACGAGCCTGTGTAGTGCGACCCTCTAGCATGGTTCGATCCCAACCGAACACGTGAGCCACCGCATCTTTAAGGGAATTTGCAAAACTTTCTCGACGAAATCCGTGAAAGTTAACGAGATAATCAGCAATAGTATCTTTGCCTGAACCAATAAAACCGCACACACCAATAATCATAGAGCCCCCTAAGTTAGCTCTAGTATATAACAGTTTTATTACAAGGTCAAATTATTTTTAACCGATTACAAAATAATAGCCTGTACCGCCGGCTGTTAAATCGATAATTTCTTTATCAAGTGCCGCCATTTCTTCTTTAGCTTCAGAAATTAGAGCTGTACCGTTTAGTGTAATTGGTGATCCCGGGCCAGCGATCGACCCAAATTTAGAGCGTGCTTGCCCTAGAATTTGTTTGCATACTGCAAGTGAATAATTTCTTAACCACTGTTTAGCATAGGTATCTTGTAGTAGTACCCAATCTGGGCGATAATTATAACTCTGTATCAATATTTGCTCGCCTTGGGCAAACGGTCGCTGTAGCACATTTAAAATGTGAGTGGTAGGTTTCCAACTAAATTCTATATAGCTACCAAACATTTTACCTACTAGTTTTTGATACCCAGCAAACATGTCGTATGTAGCAAGGCCGCCCATCATACTGCCCGACATTAAATAGGTATTAGTATAAGCTAGATTAAACGGTTCAAATAACGAGCCGCCTGCACCCATACCAGTTCTGCTGCCAACAGCTCTACGAAAAACTTGACGCACTGTGATAATCTCATCAGGTAATCTATATTCATTTTGGTCCTGTATAAGTTCTAAAAAGCTGTAACTTTCTTCCACAGCATTGCTACTACGCTGACGATAATGCGTAAGAGCTCGATCTAGTGCTAGTTCGTAGTGCGCAGGATCTAACTCAATATCAACCATGCCGTCGCCTAGCATTAGTTTAATAAACTCGAATACTTTATTACGCTCTATAGTAGAGTTGCTTTGGGTAGTTGATGGTAGGGAATCTGACATTTTTTGTTCTCCTAGTATATTTAGCTATCGATAAATATGTTACTATGCCAAGACTATCTCTCTATAAACCAGAAAAAGGCAACGACTATAAATTTATAGATCGTACAGCTTCAGAAATGTTCCAGGCTGGCGGAACAGATGTATATTTGCACAAATATCTAGGGCCTACGATTAAAACTTCGGGCACTGCGGATCAGCCGGTTTATGGCGCACTAAGTCCTACTAATATACAAGACCTATTATTTTTAGAAAATCGTGATAGAAAATACGATACAGAGATTTATCGATTACGCGGTATGTATAATGTTGCAAATATTGACTTCAATCTAAGCCAATTTGGGTTATTCATTGATAATGATACCATATATATGACTGTACATATTAACGATATCATCAATACTATTGGTAGAAAACCAATAAGTGGGGACGTTTTTGAACTGCCGCATTTGCGTGATGACTTTGCTCTTAATGATTTTGATATAAGTCTGCCTCGATACTATGTTATTGAAGATGTGGGCCGGGCTAGTGAAGGATTCTCAGTAACTTGGTTTCCACATTTATATAGATTAAAATGTAAAAAAGTAGTAGACAGTCAACAGTTTGCTGATATACTAAGCAAGCCGGCTCTTGATGCCAATGGCGATCCGATGACAAACACTAGTTTGCGAGATTTAATTAGTACACATAATAAAGAATTGCAAATTAATGATAGTGTTGTTGCGCAAGCAGAAGCCGATGCTCCTAAAAGTGGATACGAATCTAGACAATTTTGGACCATGGCTGTTGATCCTCAAGGTAAGCCAGTTATACAGACTGCCGACGAAACAACAATCGATACTAGCACTAGTAGTATTCTTGCAAGTGATGTTAACGGAGTCCCTGTTAGAGCTGGCTATAGCGGATATCTACTAGGAGACGGTTATCCTGTCAACGGGCACGAATTTGGGCACGGTATACAATTTCCAAGTGTTCCGGCGCAAAATGATTTTTTCCTACGTACAGATTTTATGCCAAACAGATTATTCCGATTTGATAACTCAAAGTGGCTCATGGTTGAAGATGCTGTTAGAATGAATATGACTAACAATGATACCAGAAGCACATTAAAAACTGGATTCATTAATAATACATATTATACCTACAATGAAGAAGTTGGATCTGATATTATAACACTTGCTAGTGGAGATACTGTTATTAATACTGAAATTAATTATATTACTTCATCGTATATTGTACTAAAACAAGCGCCGGCATTAATTGCATACACTGTTGCTGATTATCCAAGTATGATTAGTTCGTATAACTATACAAGCCCGATAGGTGTAATGTCAGCCAAGGTTAGAATAACATTACCTATGGTAAATGGTGTGCAACAAACTGTTCCAGTCGGCGGTGTATGGACCATTAGTTTATACAACTATAGGGAATCACAACGACAGAGTTTATCAGAGGCTCTTAAACCAAAGGCGGATTTCTAATGCAGTTCTTTTATGACGGTCAAATAAGACGATATATTACTCAAGTTGTACGAGTATTCAGTAACTTTGTAGTTAGATACGGTGACGGAACTTTGGTTAGAATCCCTGTAATGTATGGTGATGCTGATCGACAGGCGGCTAGTATCATTCGAAATAATAGTGAAAATAAAATTAATAGTGTTCCACGAATTTCAGTATATGTTACTGCACTGGCATTGGATAGAGATCGATTAAGTGACAGTACATATATTGGAAAAGTGAATGTTAGAGAAAGAGGAATTGATCCAACCACTGGCGAATATAATCAAACTTCGGGAAGGAATTACACGGTTGAGCGTATTATGCCTACTCCGTTTAAGTTGACCTTTAAAGTTGATATTTGGAGTTCTAATACCGAACAAAAGCTACAAATTTTAGAACAAGTACTTGTACTGTTCAATCCTAGTTTAGAACTACAGACTACTGATAATTTTGTAGACTGGACTAGCCTTACTGTTTTAAATCTAAATGACATCGCTTGGTCCAGCAGAACAGTGCCAGTTGGTGTCGATACTCCTATAGAAATTGGTACGCTTACACTAGAAACTCCTATCTGGATCAGTCCGCCTGCTAAGGTCAAACACTTAGGTGTTATTACAAAAATTATTACTAGTATGTACGCCGGAGCATCTACAAGCGACACTGGTTATATTGACGGACTAGGGGCCGATCTTGCAGATCCCACAACAACCATGTCGGATAATCTGCTTACTAGAGATGCAACCACTGTTACTGATTATCGAATACAGGTATACAATAGCAAAGCCTATCTAATGACCCATTCCGAAAGCTCAAGTCCTCGAGAGCCTACACTAGATATCCCAGTAAGATTAGGCCCTCCGATTAATTGGGTTGATATTTTTAATCTATATCCAGGGCAGTATACTGCTGGTGCCAGCACACTATATTTGATGCAACCCAACGGCACTGAAGTCAAAGGTACAATTGCAGTAGATCCATTAGATAATTCCATACTTCAGGTTAACTGGAATACAGACACCCTGGTCAGCAATACCGGTATTGATAGTAGTGGTTATTTAGATTCAGATGTAGCATACAACGCCGCCGGCAGTTACAGAGCAAGAAGTCCTGGTACTATCGACGCTATTATAAATCCCCTAACTTTTAATCCAAAAAGACCTACAGGCACTGAAGAAAATGATCAAGCAGTAGCTGCCGGTATGCGATTTTTAATTATAGAAGATATCGGCGATCCCCAGTCAATTACAGATGGCAACTATGCTAGTGCATGGGGACCATTAGTGGCTAAAACTAATGACATAGTTGAATACACTGGCACTGCATGGCATGTTATATTTCACAGTGCTCAAGAAACTACTACTATGATCTGGCAAACGAATATATACACAGGAGTTCAATACCTATGGAACGGAGTTCAATGGGTTAAGAGCTTTGAAGGTGACTATAAGCCAGGATCATGGAGAATCGAACTATAAAAGAACAGATTGTATGTAGCGGAGCATTGCTATACGCTAAATCAACACGACGTTTTTTATTGTTACAGAAAGCACATGGTAAGCATACTGGCACATGGGGCTTAGTAGGTGGTACTACAATCAGCGGTGAAACTCCTTGGCAGGGCTTACAGCGTGAAATCACTGAAGAAATAGGAACAATACCTCCTATTATAAAAACAATCCCGTTAGAAACATTTGTCAGCAATGATAATGTGTTTAACTTCCACACATATCTCTGTGTGATTGAAGAAGAATTTATTCCTGTATTAAGCGATGAGCACAGTGCATGGGCATGGGCTGTAATAGACCATGCTCCAAAACCATTGCATCAAGGCCTAAGGAACAGTTTTTCAAATAAGACTATTCGTACCAAGCTACAAACAGTCTTTGATTTGATAGCTTTAATTTAAGCCTGTGCTTCACTCCAACGTAACAGCACGTTGGTATTAATATTGCCAGTACCTGACGCACGATACAAGTTAATACATAACACGTCTGGACCATTTGGATAACAACCTCTACCACCTAGTGTAGTATTAGTCAATTCTTTTAGTCCTGACAGATCTAAAACAGCTTCTGTACCTGGCGCCGCAATAAACGAGAATACAGTTTCACCTGGTTGCGCATATGCCGGCAAACCAAAGGAGAACGTGATTGTTGTCGAATTTGGTACACTGGTTAACGCACTCTGTGTAAAGTTTATTCGATAATAGCTTGTACCACCAAACGAACTTAATACACTTACACTAGATATAGTTGTTCCTGATGGAAAGTATGTAGGAGTTACAACTAGAGTACCAACTCCAGCACCGTATCCAGCAACCAATGCTTCCCATGATGCTTGTGAGAAATATTGGAAACTTGATGTTGCTGATACAATTGCAGGAGTTACTGCAAAGAAAGGCGTTGCTGTAATTGCTACCCCTGATAGTGTTGATTGGCTTGGGGCTACAGTCCAGGTTGTTCCACTACCACTGACTATTTTTGCATCAGCTGTTAAACCTACACCAGTCAAAGCCATACCTGCTGAGAAAGTACCTGTAACAGTTCCGCCAATAGTCAGTGTAGTTCCGCTAAATCCGCAACTTGATGCAGTGGCATATGTAACAGCTATACTTGACGGTTTACTCATGGTCAATGCATAATAGGCCGTGGCGTTGAATGTTATCTGAGTTCCACCTGGCACATTTATCAATAACGGATTACTAAATGTCACTATATAATAACTTGTGTTGGCAAATATTTGAATTGCACTGATTGTACTAATTACAGTTCCAGAAGTTAGTTTGAACGGATCATTAGTGGTATTACCGGCAACAGGAGTTCCAATCGGTAGTGCGTTCCACGATGCTTGTGTAAAATATAGTGTGCTAGTTGTGGCAGAGGCAGTACCGCCTACTGACAATGTAATAGTACTTAAACTATTATTGTTAATAACACGTGGTGTACCAAACGGGCTAGTTCCAAAATTAGCCGCATTAACTTGTACTCCAGTTGTTGAACAACTTACTACAGTATAGGTAGCATTATAGCCCGACGCTGTACCAGTAAGCCCTGATATAGTAATACTGTCGCCGTTACTGTAAGGAGCATAAGTTTGTGGGGCAAAACTAAATGTTGCTGTTGGGCTATTATACACAATAGCGGTAATATTTAATTGAGTTGTTACTGGATTATGAGCAGTATTCGTTCCAGCACTAAATGCTACGTTGTAATAGTTATATCCGGCTGCACTAAATGGTCCTGTTACTCCTGATACTGTTGTATTGGCCGGGAAGTCTGAACTAATAACATTGTTGCCTACACTGCCGCCTAATGTTGTCCAGCTAGTTTGTAGTATTGGTAGTGTTGTGGCACCAGATGCTGTTTTAAAAAATGCGCTAGGCGGAATTGAAGCACTACCTGTCAGCTGAGACAGCGTTGTAGCAATGGGCGATGGATTTGCAATCACAGTAGTAATTGTAGTACCTGCAGGAAATTTAGTTTCTGCGGTTGACAACGCATAACCAGCTTGTGCTCCTAAAGTGTCCCAGCTAGTTTTAGTCACGTACACATTACTCGACCCAATTGCTTGGTTAAACAATGCGCTTGAAGGCATTGCTGTTGTACCTGTCGGAGCTGAAATTACTGTTGCAGTTGAAGTTGTGGTCGAGCCGCCGCCTGCCCAGCTAACAGAACCGCCTGGTGCCACTTGACAAAAGCTAGGTTGTCCGCCAGCTGATTGACTTGCTAGACCGGCAAACGTAATAGATCCAGGATCTGTTGGGTAGTTAGCAGGGTTTAATACTCCTTGCACAATGATACCACCAGTACCTGAGTCTGATGTAATTTGAATTTCTTGTAGCAATAATTGCGCACGATTAATAAGTTCTCTATCACCCAAGTCACCAATAATAGCATTTGACACACTAGGTGCTAGTCTAATCAAGAAAGCGGTTGCTACTGTAGTTGACACTTGAATACCGGTAGATGCATAGTTAAACAAATAACCTCGATCGTCATCAAATCGGCCGTCTGTTATCATAGCACTACCCCAATGACTAATGTTTGGACTAATAGTGTTACTGACTAAGATAACACCCGTATTAATTTCATGTACAGTAGCTGAGCCAGCTGTGAATGATCTATTAGCACCACCAACAAAGTTAAGCATCGGGCTGGCACGTGAGCAGCCAGTTAGGTTATTACCGCTCTTACCAGTGAAACTAATCAATTCATTATCGATATAAACTTGTCCTGAATCAGTTGGGAAATATGTTGCATCGGCTAACGGTATTACTGTGGCTGTGGCTGTGATACTACTTGCCAATTTGCTCACAGCACTTTCATTAATAACTTCATAGCGAACAGGCATGTTACCAGTGCGCATGTAAGCTTCTGTGTTTACGTTGCTGTTACGTATGCGGTGAGCAAATATGAAATTACCGTCTGAACCGCGCATCATAAAATCAATAAATCCAGCACCGTACCATGACCACTGTAAGCCAATCATCTGCATCTTGCCCACGTCTACATTGTACCCGCTTGGTCCATTACCATCTAAACGATCCATATTGAATTCTGACTGTTTCATGATTATGTCTTGGACCAAACATGCTTTGCTGGCAATGCATGCTGTGTTACCTCGATAGTCAGGAGTCACAGTTAATTGTGTTTGACTTTGCACATTACTCACTACGTGTGTCATACCTTTGATAGTGATCCTGTCGCCGGCTTTTACCTGGTCTCTAAATCTAGTATTGAGTCCAGTTAATGTATTCGAGTTTGGAGTGATAGTAACTGTACCAGCCAGTTTAAGTGTACTAGATCTACGTACCACACTGAGATATTGTCCATCATACTGCCAGAACATGCCGTTTTGATCGTCAAATGTTCCTGCTCGAACACTAGCTCCATGCCACTTAATTATGGTCATCTGAGCGCTGGTTGAAATAGTTGCAACCGCATTGGTCAGCACTGTCGTGGCCCTAACTATTAGCACACGCTCGCTGGTCACTGCGTCAACAATGTATGTGCCATTGTAACCAGCTGTATCAACTCCAACAACCCTAATGTAGCCGCCTGGCTGGCAACCGTGATCAGTGTCGTCAGTGGTTATTGTTATAAATGAACCAACGGCTGTGCCAGTCGCTGACATACTTTGGATATCAAAACTCGGTGCAAACAGCGCACCAGTGGTATACATAATGCCTTTACCAGATTGATAACGGATATATTTCTTACTCATACGAATCGCCTGCGCAGAGTGTTGTGGGCCGCCGGTGCCTAGAATAACTCCGCCGTCGAACGGTCTATGTTGGAAGAAACTATTTGGTCTAGCGTAAACTGTACCAATCAATGCTGTGCCAGTATCGATAGTGCCAGCAGTTCTAGCAGTGTAAATTACTGTGGTCAGTGTAGGAACCTGTTCAACGAAAAACGGACCTTTGGCAAATGTATGATTTGTACCTGTTGAGCTGATATCAACTAGCATGCTCATACCAGGCACAAGTCCGTGATTTGAACTAAACGTAATCAAAATCTTTGAGATGGCCGCAGTGGCCAATGTAGTACTATTAGGAATGTTTGCTGTTACAAATTCAGTTAGTGAAATAGTTGAATAGAAATCGATTGTAGATGCGCTGACTGCGGTTCCAGAAGATGTAAACCTGCCAATGGCTGCTCCATTTACTACAGTTATAACAATTGTCAAATCGTTAGCTGTAGTGGCGCCTTCCAGTGCAGTCCCTAATATTTTAATTCTATCGCCAACCTGGTAATTGTTCCCTAACTGATTAGATACAACTGAATACACTCCTGCAGTTCTAGTGATATCAAAAGTACCGCCAGTACCAACACCTACTGCGCTGGTACTTGTCAAGCCAGTATATGTTGCATCTGGAGTTCGAGCAACTCCGCTTGCTGTAAAACTGTTAATTGCTCCTTGGGCATTTACACTGGTAACTGTAATTGTTAGATTGTTGCCCGGAGTTGTTCCACCTAGGCTTGTACCTAACACTGTGATAGTTTCGTTTAACACATATCCAGTACCAATAGCACTTATCAAAACATTGTACGCTGTTGCATTTGTAGCAACTGAAAATTTAGCATTTATTCCTGAACCTGAAGTAGTAGATTGTGCAATGTTAGTAAATGTTGCCTCACCGCTGACGCTAGTTCCACTATAGGTTAATGTTAGTACTCCGCCGCTGCCGTCAATAGTAGATACAGTTACAGTAACATCATTTGCTGGGCTTGCTCCGCCTAATGCAGTACCAAGGATAGTGATTAGTTTACCAACTACATAGCCAGTACCTGCAGTTGTTGCAGTAACTGATCCGTATGCACCACTCGTTCGTACTACAGTAAATATTGCACCAGACCCGACACCAACAATATTAGTACCACTCACATTGGTATATACTGCACTTGAACCGACCCTAGCAGTAGTCAATGGGTTGTTAACATATACTGTGGTACCAACAACTGAGTTTACAAATGTAGCAGTGCCCGAACCATTGTCGATGCCTAGCCCTTCAACGATTCCTGTGGCGTCAGCGACTACAAAACTAATATCATTTATGACTGTGGTGGTCAGTACTGTGGCTGTAGCAATTAGGCCGCCCGAGCCAATTGTGCCTGATATTTGAGTACCGGTCGGAATACCAGTTCCTGAAATTGGGACGCCTGCAGACGGCGCAGTGCCTGTATAGGCTATTTGCTGGCTACCGATTGGGGTGATAAATTTACTTGTTAAAGAGCCTACCGCTCCGTTGGAGTTAACGCTAAAAATTGGAGTACCTATTGATGCTCCGGTATAGAAGTTTCCTTTACGCAATTGTGTATAGCCGCTACTTAGTACATCACCGTTGGTTGTTCCTACCCTACTAGTTGAATAATATGTAAATGTAGTCGGGGTAGGTACGGCAAACGCAATGAAAGATCCTTCAGCACGAGCAAATCCTGCTACAGAATTAGCAAAAGCTGAAATAGTAAATGGGGTTCCTACCGTGAAACCGTGACCGCTTTGTGTTGTAACGGTGATTAAACTTGATCCAACTCCCGATGTGCCAGCTGACGCATCTGTGACTACCGATACTACACTTATATCTGTTCCAGGTAATTCATAAATTGACGGATAGCCACGTGCAATTCCAATTGCCTGCCATTTGGTAGGTTGTAGTCCGTACTCAAAGTCAGCATCTAGCATGGACTGTGGTTGTGCTACACGTTGACGTTCAATGGCATCTGTTCCAAAATCATATGGTCGAGTACGCATTTCTTTATCTTCAACAAATATTTGCACATCATCAGTGCTAGAACTTGTTGAAGTATCGTAGTCAAATGTAATTGAAGTTACGTAGTCAGCTGTTTGAATAAACTGTGGAAAATCTAAATCTGGAGTAGTGCCATCACTACTGTATGTTCCAAAGTATGAAACTTTAGCCGAATGTTGATTATCAGCAAAGTTGTACAAAATTGTGTTGCTGGTTGTATTTGTGATTAGTAAAATACTATCAAGTTTCTGCTTACCTTGAACTTTGACTGTAGTAACACCATTAACCAGTGTTGGTAACACACTGGTTCCATTTTGTATCACATTGGTCAATATTCCAGATAGCGTGGTAATTCGACCAGTGGCGTTAGCTTCATAAGTAGTACCAGGTTTACGAACAATCGGCACTGCTGATTGATTTGGACTAGCATAACTAGCTTGTGGTAAAACATATGTGTTGATCAGCGTGGCAATAAATTGATGCGCAAATACTTCTGCTCTACGATCGCCTGTGATTTGAGGATAACCTTTGCTCCAGTATCTGCTGGAAATTAAACTAGTCTGATAGTTGCCACCATAGCGTAGATCGTTTAGATAGGCATTCAGCACATATCCAATATCTCTTTGGCATTTTGCAGAGTCGTAGATATAGTTAACAAATGCATATGTTGGATATACTGTTGCAGGCAATGTACTTAGGCCGCCGCTGATTACATTAGAAACATAGGTTGAAAGGCCTGCTACTTGCGTTAATGCTAGTGCCTCCGGCGCACTACCTACAAGAGACTGTGTGCTGGTTACTGGACTTTGTTGGCTAGTGTATGCTGTTTTGCCAAGAATGTAAGTTTGAATGATTACCCATAATCGAGTCTGTATTGCAAGATCAATCGCTGGGTTAATACTCTGACTAACACCGCTTTGATAATAAGAAGTTGCTACGTCTGTGAGATTTTCGTTGCCACCATATTGAACATCATTGATTAGCGCAGTGACAATTTTACTAATACTGGCTAGATAACTTGCTTGCAGAGCGGCAGTAAAATTATAATTATAAAAAGTAGTGCCAACACCGGCACCGGATACTTGGGCAACAACCCATGCAATCATTTCTTGTGCAATAAAAATTTGGTTATTTTTTAGTAATGCAACAGCGTTAGGATATACATTCTGCGTAGCATTGTATGTTGTTTGATTAGCAATCCATGCCGTTGCCTCGGTGGCGATGAAATTTAAATTACTACTTATTAATGAGTACGCATTTGGATACGCATTGCTACTACTTGCAACTCCCGGTAAAAAAACATAATTCAGTATTCTTTTCTTAGCCATTCATAATTCTCCGTTATGCACCTAGCGCAATTGCTAGCGCAGATGCTTTACTATCTACGTATTGTTTGTTTGTTGCCTGGGTAGACAATGTGGGGGTTGGAACTGTTACTGTTCCGCTTGCTGAAATTGATGTCACGGTTAGTGACGTTGCTGTCATTGATGTAAATGCGCTGGCCGCTGGGGTTGTGATACCTATTGACATGTTGTTGATGTTTCCAACACTATTGGAAAAAATTGAAACAGTAGTCCCCGATAAAGTTAAATTAGAACCTGCACTTATAGCTACGACGCCAGTTGCACTAATAGCTACAGTGCCGCCACCCGATATCTGGGCATTTCCTCCAACAATTAAATTACTTAGTGTACCTAATCTCGTTAAGCTACTACTGACAATACCACTGCCTAGAGTAGAACTACTGAGAGCTGTAACTCCTGATATTAAAAAATTTGATAAGGTGTTAACGTTGCCATTAGAGTCAACAGTAAATCCCGGGCTTTCGAACCCAGCTTCTGATCTTAGATATTTTTGATTTACAATAAATGTCATCTCTATTCCTATTAGTATGTATTTACCCGAATTTTAAAGCACACGGTTTATTACCTAGCTCCTGTTGTGCGCCTTGGATAAGTCTGACCCGAAGCTGGTCTAAATCCGTAGTTTAGTTTAGGAAATGTAGAACCTGTGTGGAAATATTTGTAAATTTGATCTACCTTTGGAGTGCCCATGCCAGTAACCGGATCCCATCCTACTGTTGTGGTATAACCCGTCGCGAGCCCGTTACGGTTGTCACCACTGATAATATCATTAAACAATGAGCTGTTGGCATACCAAGTAGCCATATTAAATGGTATTCTAAATCCCAGTAGTCCAGATAATCTTGCCCATATGCCAGCAAGCAATGGAGCTGATGCGCTAGTGCCGCCATATTGAACCAAAATTCCACCAACATAAAATTGATAACCTGTATTGGCATCAGCAGGGGCACTTATATCTGGGACTCCTCGCCTTGGTAAAGCAGTTACAGCTCCTGTGGTAGTTGAAGTTTGTGTTCTAGTTGTTAGGCCGTTTTGCCAGACTGGACGAGGGACAGTGCTACTGATGCCTCCGCCACTTCCACTCCATGCAACTTCGCTAGTAATTTGATTACTGCCGTTAAGTACTACAGTAGTTCCGCCTGATGAAACCATATATTGACTACAGCATGTATTCACCATGCTTAAATCATTTGCTCCGCTGTCGCCACTACTGACAAATACTGTTATGCCTTTTGCTACGCAGGCTTGTAATGCAGTATCATATTGTGTTCCGTCCCCAATGCCCCAGCTGATATCTAATACGCAAGGGTTATTCACAGTATCAGTGGCTGTGGCATTTATATTGTCAATGATATTTTGAGTGCCGCCATTTGGTGCTGTATAGTAGGCGATCTTTGCTCGAGGCGCGGCTGCGCCGGCACAATAAATATCTAACATACTTTCTGCATCACTAGTATTACTGGCAGTGGCACCATTAACATTTATTCTAGTGATAGACGGAACAGCTAATCCAATACGACTAAACGTGCTGGTCAAATCACTAGCACTATAACCAGTAACATAACCACTGTAGGTCAATTCAAAAATTCCAATGCATACTCCGTAGCCGTCACCTGCAGGGGTTTTGTAGGCTGTATTCATCTGAACTGGTGTTACTGCAATTGACGGGGTCACTGCCATAGGATCTATATTGTGTTTGATTGCATGCTTTACTGCAATAAAACTTTCATCAAATCCCGGAACTTGTTCAATAATACCTGCTATATCAGCTGGAATAGTTGGCGTAACATCGGGCATCATAAAAGTTCTGCCGTCAGCTGTTACATCTTGTAGTGTAATCTTAAATAGCCTGTTAAAAACTCCCACAGTTCCTTTGACTTTTACTACACTCTGTCCATGGTGGGCTTCTGTTACTGTGAGATTATTTGATCTAGCCCATGCGGTTACTCTGTTTAAATTGTCGTCAGTTGCACCAAATTGATAAACAAACTCACTGTGCCCTAGTATTGGTTCGCTCCCGGCTAGAACGTCATCAGCATATTGTTTTAAAGTCATTCCGTTTTCATGTGTATCTCTAACAAGATATAAACTGATGTTAATGATATCGGTGATATTTTTATTAATTGAAGACATATTAAACCTCTAGTTGAACAAATGTCAGTGTAACTGTTATTGCAACGCTACTAGAACCATTATTATAAATTCTCAACGGGATTGCAGTAGTTGGCGTTGGGGTTTCTGCACTATAGCCAATAATTGCTGGACTAAAATATTGTGTTGCGCCGGTAGTGGTTATGGCTTCTGCAATCACCCCCGTGCCAGGAGTAGGATCTGTAGTAATACTTCGTCCAGTATCAGCGGCCATAGTTGCCGCACTATTATAAATTGTTACCCATGCGGCACTTGATGTTTGTACACTGTACAATGCATAACCTTTAAATCCAGTGACAGTGTATGTACCACTCGTTCCTGCAGGCAATGTTATCGATGTAACCAATGCCGATGTTCGACTAACTAGTCCACTGCCTGATCCACCACCCAAAGCACTGATCACCCCGCCAATAATAGTAATACTTGTTCCATCAACTTTAACACCACCTAATGTGTTAGCTGTTGCTACTGGAAGAGCATATTGCAGTGAGCCAATCACTCCATTATTGATAGTAATAGTTGTTCCGTCAACTTTGACACCACCTAGTATAGTTGTGCTTGCAGTAGGTAACAAATATGAAGCTGTTGCACTTATCACACCGTTATTGATAATAATACTAGTGCCATCAACTTTAACACCACCGAGTTGTCCGCCTGAGCTAATTCCTGCGATAGGCAAAGAATACGAACTGCTGTTGACTGTTATCGTAGCAACACCGCCCGACACGCTGGCCGATGTTAATCCGGCTCCTGTGAAATTTAAAGTATTTACTGCACTGGCAGATCCTTGAGTAACTCCTGTATTTTGTACAGTAACTCCTGATATACCTGCTTGCTGTTGAGTGCCGGTTACCGTGCTAGTTAACAATCCAGTGCCACTATTGTAACTAAATGTTATACCTGTTGAGGTACCGCTTGTGATTAAACTGGCAGCGACTGATTTTATATTAGCGGAACTTGCACTGAGTATGTTGCCAGTATTGATAATACTAGTGCCGTCCGCACTAGGAAAACCATTGGCTGAACTAGATTGTACACTCCATACTGAACCATTATAGACCCATGTAGTGCCACCATAAGTATATGTTTGATTTGTTGCAGGACTTAACGGAAAACTAAAGCTCATAAGATATCCTTAATATTACCAAGTGCTTAAAGCCGCACGTTTCCATGTGTTTGTAGCGATACATACATAGACGTAAGTACTATCATAAGCAATTTGGCCTTGAATTCCTACACTGGTTGCAGTTGCCGGGGCAGAAATTAAGCCGCTACTGATAACACCATTGTTGATTGTTATTGTAGATCCGTCAACTTTGACACCTCCTAATACACCCAACGAACTAATACCCGCTTGCGGAAGAGTGTAGGTGTTGTTGGCTGTGATAACTCCACTGCCGTTTATAGTAATGCTAGTGCCGTCAATCTTCACTCCACCTAATATACTGGTAGTAGCTGTGGGTAATGTATAACTGTTGCCTGTTGGATTACTTGCATAGCTCAAACTATTCCAGGCGCTACTGCCGTTGCCATACTTTACTTTTAATGAGTCGGTTTCAAGGCCTGGCTCTCCGCTAGCAAGTGTTGGGTTTACACTAGCCCAGTTTGCGGCAGTGTCTCTTCTTAATTTTATTTGTACTGACATTTGTTATCCATTGTAGTTAAGTATTAAGGCAAATTAGATATCTGCTTGATGTTTATGGTGCCAACCATACCCGAATGTATGGAACAGTTATATGAAAACGTTGCGCCCGAGTTGCCTTGGGGTATTTGCCAATATAGGGTGCCTGTTTGCTGTCCTTGGGCATTAGAGCCGGTACTGACCACACCAGTTGTACTTACATGTATTAATCCTGTATTAAAATTAGTGCCACTATTTCTAATCAAGAACGGATGTCCGGATACATTTAGATTAAATGCAATAGTAGTACCGCTAATAGCATAAATTGTCGGATTATCTCCACTATATTGATTGTTGAATTGATAAGATGATGCTCCATTATTGGTAACATCTAATCTAGTTATCGCAGGATAGGTAGGTACACTAGCGGTCGAAGCCGCGCTGATCACACCGCTAGCAATTGTAATACTTGTACCATCAACTTTCACACCACCTAGTACACTAGTTGTCGCCGTAGGCAGTGTGTAGGTAGTATAGTTGGCCGTGATAACTCCGCTACCATTAATAGTAACAGTAGTTCCGTCAACTTTGACTCCACCTAGTACACTAGTTGTCGCCGTAGGCAGTGTGTAGGTAGTATAGTTGGCCGTGATAACTCCGCTACCATTAATAGTAACAGTAGTTCCGTCAACTTTGACTCCACCTAACGTACTAGTTGTAGCTGTGGTCAAGGTATAAGATGATGTAGAACTAATTACACCAGTGCCGTTGATAGTAACTGTAGTGCCATCAACTTTGACACCACCCAATTGAGTGGTTGAAGCTGTGGGCAAAGTGTATCCACCTACTCCAGAACCAGTGTAATAAAGTTGACCATTACCATTAAATGCTAGAGTTGATCCATCTATTTTTACACCACCTAACACTGTGGTTGAAGCTAACGGCAATGAATAAGTGGTATAGTTGGCTGTGATAATTCCACTACCATTGATTGTAACTGTAGTACCGTCTACTTTAACTCCGCCCAATACTGATGTAGTAGCTGTGGGCAATGTATAAACACTACCACCGGTTGAACTAATCACTCCACTACCGTTAATTGTAATAGTAGAACCGTCAACTTTGACACCACCTAATACTGTGGTGCTTGCTGTTGGGAGAGACAGGGTGTCGCCAGCATTTGCAAGAGCATTCCAAACACCGCTGTGTGCAAAATACATTTTTCCATCAGCGTGACTATGTGCCAATGCCCCATCATATGAGGCAGCATTTGGAAAAGTTGCTTGACTAGCATAGTAGAATGGTATAATGTTTGCTACTGTGGCCCCAGTTATGATATTTTGAAATGTGGTAGCACCGGATACGGTACCGCCTATAAAATTACTGGCACTGCCGGTGGAAGAAATAGCTCCGTTGTTAATAGTGATAGTAGTGCCATCAACCTTAACCCCGCCCAATACTGTTGTTGACGCTGTGGGTAATGTATAACTACTGCCGCCGCTTCCGCCTGCAGATGTCAACGCTACTGGCTGAATCCATTCGGTTCCGGTATATACAAATAATTGTCCAGTATTAGTATTGAGCCATAAATTTCCACTTCCTGGGGTCAGTGGATTAGTGTCACTTAAAGATGCACTTCCAACAGCTGATACTGATATAGTTGCAACACTGCCAGAAACACTAGCAAGTACTCCTGTTCCTGTAAAATTTAATGTAGTAACTGCGGCGACTGAGCCAGCCGTTACTCCTGTGTTCTGTACAGAGACACCTGTTATTCCGGAACCGCCTGCACCACCACTTACAATACTAGTCATAGTACCTGTACCAGCATTGTATGTAAATGAAATACCAGTTTGTGTTCCGCCTGTGAGCATTGCGGCAGCGGCAGCTTTTATTGCGCTCGGTATTGTACTGATTTTTCCAGTGATATCAGTAGTAATTGTTACACCATCAATAATTACTCCACCTAAAGCTGTAGTAGTTGCTGGTGTTAATACTGTACCAGATCCTCCGCCACCTGCTCCGTCGCCGCCACCTACTATCGGGCTTGATACAATCTGTGTTGGGATGCCTAGCGGAAATATTGTTTCTGCATAGGTAGCAGTAAAACTAACTTTTGTACCTACAAACCCTGTATTTGGTGTTGCATACAAAATTAGATAGCTGTCATTTACTGAAGCTGAAAGCGTAACAATTTGACTGGTAAGTGTGGTTCTTCCAAAAATTGTATATGCGGCTCCTTCTGGTCTAGCAGTAACTAGTACATGCATACTTTCTTTGTTATTACTATCTGCTTCTGCATGTAAAAAATACGTAGCACTGGCAAAATTTCCTACATACCAGCGATCAATCTCGATAGATGTTGAAACCGATGGGAGCAATGTTCTATTTCCCTTGTAAGAGAAATTAGATCCGGGCAACAACGATAACGAATGTTGTGGGCCTTGTGAAAAATAAGTAGTTAGATTTAACATAGATTAACCAGAATGTACATGCTTTTAGCCATTATGTATATTTAGCTATTTCAAAACTCTTGCTCGCAAACGCAAAATATGCTAAATTACTGTATATTTCACTATAGGACTATCTATGACTCAAAGAGCAAAGGCCTTTTTTATCAACGGTGGAGCCGGCAGAACACTATGTTCAATTCCAGCCCTTGAAAAATACGCAGAAGAAAACGGCAATGATTTTATCATTGTTTGCGAAGGTGGCACCGATTTTTATAAAGGGCACCCGCTACTACATCCCAGAGCCTACGATCATTGGCACAAAAACTTATTCGAAGAAAAACTCATTAATATGGAATTAGTAACCCCTGAACCTTATAGAGTTTGGGAATACTACAATCAAAAATGTAGTATTGCGCAGGCATTCGATATTGCTATTAACAACAAAGGAGTCCGTGAATTACCAAGACCCAATGTTAGATTGTCAAATGAAGAGCTATTTTTAGGTCATAGTCTAGTAAAAGAAGTCCGTGAAAAAACTAAAAAAGACAAAATCATTGTATTTCAACCATTTGGTCGTGGTACACACTCCGAAGGTGGCGTTATATTTGATACTTCTGGTAGAAGTTTTGAAGGCGAGCACGTTCTTAATATTGTTAAAAAGTTGCAAAAGAACTACGGGATTATAATGATGAGTGAAATTGGTATTGATTTCCAAAAACATGGTTGTAAAGATCCAGTAGCACACCCACAAAATGTTAGCCTACGCCAGTGGTGCTCAGTTATTGGTAACGCTGATTACTTCTTAGGTTGTGACAGCGTGGGACAACACTTGGCGTATACTCTTGATCGCCCAGCTACCGTTGTATTAGGATCGACTTTTGATATCAATGTAACTTATCCACAATACAACAAGTTTGATGTACTTGATATGGGCGGTGATATGCGCAGATATAGTCCTATCAGAATTACCATGGACGAAGTTGCTGATCGCGGCAATGACGGTATCATGCGTATGAATGAAAAAGTAGAAGATGCCATTGTTAAGTCTGTTCAAAACGGCATTAAAACTTGGAGTCAAACGGCAATCAAAGGCCCGATCGAAGTTAAACAAATTGCCAGCAAAAAAGAAATGCCAAAAGAAGCATGAGTAGACTGTTTACGTTTGGGTGTAGTTACACACATTACGCCTGGCCCAGCTGGGCAGATTTCTTAGGCCTTGAGTTTACTCAGCATGAAAATTGGGGATATCTTGGTTTAGGAAATCGTGCCATTGCAGAACGAGTCGCTGAATGTAATGTTAAAAATAAATTTACATCTGATGATGTAGTCATAGTTCAATGGTCCAGTCATCTACGCAACGACTATCATACTGAGCGCAGGCGAATAAATTATCAGCAGTCTGGACCATTTGTAGGACAAGGTGGCTGGAAAACTGGTGGCAGTATGTTCAACTACATCAACAACACTATCTATGATAATCAATGGATCAATCAATTCTTCGACGAAAAATCATATTTTTTACACACACTTAACAACATCTTGTTAACACAAGGACTGTTAAAATCTACTGGATGTAAATGGTACATGACTAGCATGGCAGATCTTGATGCGCTAGGTACAGACATTGGCATCATGCATGGCGAAAACATCAACAAAGCCACAGCAGGTTATAGTGTGTGGGAAGATTCCAAGTATGAATCAGTATGGGATTATAAAGATGCAATTTGGACCAACAATGCAGAAACGTGGCTACCTAGTATAGGACCCTATGTATGGAATAAGTTTCCAGAACTGCAATGGAGTTTTCAAGATGTAAACAGTCCTAGATTAGTGTTTCCAGAATTGCATCCTAGTCCAAAGCAACATGCGGCCTATGTTACAGAAGTTATTAGACCCGAGTTAAATCTAACTGATAATACCGCTGAATTATATGCTCCTTGGTTTTCACTAACAGATAAAGCTAAAGAATTAGCACCAGATCTTAAAACTTGTGATAGTATGCTGTCGCAATACTGGAACTTGCCGTACATGGGGATTTAATATATGTCAAGACTTTTTACATTTGGATGTAGTTACACCAGTTACAGCTGGCCTACTTGGGCAGATCTCGCTGGTATGAATTACAAACTGCATAAAAATTGGGGCATGAGTGGCCTAGGTAATCGTGCCATTGCAGAACGAGTCGCCGAAGCTCATGCCAAGTATAACTTTGGGCCGGGCGATACTGTTATAGTGCAATGGTCCAGCCACTTGCGCAATGATTGGTGGCACCAAAATCCCACAGTTAGCAAATACCCAGGCTGGCAAACTTGTGGTAGTATTTTTAATTATATTAATGAAAAAATATACACACTAGAGTGGATTAAAACTTTCTTTTTCGAGCCTGCTTGGATCATGCATACTCTTAATCATATACTGCTGACCCAGGGATTATTGAAATCTACAGGTGCCGATTGGTATATGACCAGCATTGGTGATATTAGAAACCTAGGTGCTGACATCCGTGACAATGACGGAATTGGTGAAGACACTGGCTTTTTAACCCCTAGGGATAAAGAGATACTGCATGTGCTATGGCGTAAAATTCCAGAAATGTGTGTATACGACAAACCCATATGGGGCGACAATCAGGAACACTGGTTAGAGCCTCTGGAGCTGTTTGCACAAAAACATGCAGAACTTACATTTCAGTTTGATGATACTAGAAAAAAAGGTAAAACCTTTTATGATACACATCCTAGTACACGACAACACACCATGTGGCTTGACAATCAGTTGAAAGAGAAGTTACAATTGAGTGATGCAACTATGAAAACTTCTTGGGAAATTGCTGATAGTGTAGATGCATTACAAAAGAAGTTTAGGTTTAATAAGAATTTATTTGAGCTTAATCTAGCAAAGAGAATGGGATTTCCGGCTTCCGCCCAGCGCACACTTAGATGGCCGTTTCCCTCAGAAGGTTTTTAAACAAGGATTAATTATGAACAACAAAGATATTTGGATTGCCGCGATAGCCCGTGGTCACAACGGCAGTGTATGCTTGCTTAAAAATGGCGAAATTATTTTTAGCATTGAGGAAGAACGCCTAAGTCGTAAAAAGTATGACGGTGGGCCGCTGGCTGCTATGCTAAAGATTTTAGATTACACTGATAAAATTGATTATCTAGTAATTGCACACACACAAAAGTTAAGTGAAACTGCTGGTCGTATTGACTTTAGTGGTGATGACATCTATACCGGGCTTGCTAGAAAATTAGGACTTATCAGTCGACATGAAAATCCCTACGATCATCCGCAGGTTGTTGATATGAGTCATGTCCATCACAAATTGCATGCCGCATGTGCATTTTATCGTTCAGGATTTGACGAAGCTGCCGCATTAATTGTTGACGGTGCTGGTACATTTATACCATTAATGATCAACAATGAACAAGTTATTGGTTGGGAGACTGAATCAATTTATGACTGTTCTTATCCTGCAAAGTTCACAACAGTATATAAGCATATTGGATTGCGGGGCCCGTTGCAAGGTACATTTATTGAAAACTTTGATAGTACTCCGCAAGATGAACCTGGATACACGCACGAAGCATTGATCACAGATCGTGCTGGTATCACTAAAGTGTATGAAGCTGTTACTAGATATTGCGGTTGGGATTCTATCGAAGCAGGTAAAACCATGGGATTATTTCCATATGGGAAAGAGAACTCAAAGATTCCTAAACTGTTTGACGACTCGAGTATCTTTCCTTTAGCCAATCGTAATCTCATTGTACCTACGTATCCTAATGGTGCTCAAGTAAACTATGGTTTATTCCCGTACTTAGACAGTGTTGATAAAGATATTACACAATTAGAAAATCGTAGAGACTTGGCATATGCTTGCCAAACACAAACTCAAGAACAGGTAGTTCGATTGATCCGTATGGCTGTTGAAAAAACTGGTCAAAAGAATGTTGTAATTAGTGGAGGCTATGGGTTGAACTGTGTTGCTAACTATCATTATTTAGAAGCATTAAAAGAAGAAGGTATTAATATCTACGTAGAACCTATCAGCAATGATGCTGGAACTGCTATTGGTGCTGGATTGTTGTATTACAAAGATATCATTGATCAGGACAGCAATATTGATTATACTAAGAATAGATTGTATCTAGGTTTTAAATATGACTATACTACTGATGACCTAGCCAAGTACGCAGATACCGGTGTTGAAATTACTGATGCGACTAACGATGATATTGTTGAGTTGTTGTTGAATAAGAACATTGTTTGTTTTTATCAAGGACGCAGTGAAAACGGGCCACGTGCATTAGGTAATCGTAGTATATTGTTTAATCCAACTTACGAAGATGGCAAAGACTTTGTTAACGAAGTTAAACATCGTGAATATTTCCGGCCGTTTGCAGGATCTATTCTACAAGATCACGTGCATGATTGGTTTGATCTACGTGGAATGGCAGATAGTCCATACATGATGTATGCTGTAAATTGTCAAGATGGCGTTGCAGAAAAGATCCCAAGTATTATTCACGTTGACGGTACATGCCGTATACAAACTGTTACTCAAGAAGAAAACGGTCATTATTATGATTTGATCAAAGCGTTCTATGATCGAACAGGGGTTCCTATCTTGTTTAATACTAGTTTTAACCTAGGTGGAGATCCACTAGTAGAAACACTAGATGATGCTGTTGATACACTAGTGCGCAGTGATATTGAATACTTGTATTTGCCGGAATTAGGCAAGTTACTTAAAGTAGCAAACTAAAAAAAAGCACCCTAGGGTGCTTTTTTATTGTCTTCTTACGTACCAAACGTGCCGTCTGGGCTTGGTATTGGTTGCCACTTAAATGCAGGTGTTGTAGGTTCACCGTGGAACTTAATTGTTTTATTTGTTTCTTCAACTTGACGTATAATAGGTATACTCAACGTAACTAACTTGGTAGCTGGGTCAACACTTACTACAGTAGTAATTGACGCAGGTTCGAATAATGTATTTTGTAGTTGCCAGTCACTATTGCTTACCCACATGCCGGCTTTGATACCGGTAACATCATACATTTTAATAACGTATTGATGCGGAGTATTAGCAGGCCCTGTCGCACTAACATCTGCATTTTGTTCTACGTTAACAGCACCGTGTACTTGTGGCATGTCGCGTAGTTTCTGTCGGAATTCTACCCAAGGTGCAGAGTGGCTGTCTGGTGCATCGTCAGGTACCAATGAATCAGTTGCTCCTAATGCGCCGTTACGCCATTTTCTAAGATCATGCCATGTAACATGCGGCTCTCTAAATCCAGGTAAAATCCAACCTTGATTTTCCGAACTCCACTCTAGCTCTTCATGATCATGTGTGTGATCTGGTGGAGTATCTTTTACACGAGTATAGACACTACCGCATGGTAATGTTTCCGAATGTTGTTCGAGATCATCATACGGTGTGCGATGAAGTATATCTGCACCGATAATTTGACAAATGATAGGATCAGTTTCGCAGTCAACCATTACTTTAGTTTTATACAATGGAGTTGGAACATCAGCACCATCTTCTGCTTCGGTAAGCCACGGGCCCACATATTTGTTTGTTTCGTTATCTATGAATACCCAAATTTTGTTTGGGCCCGTATACGTATGGGTTGCTGTTTTATTTAAAGTACGTTCTGTACTTAGATAATCGTCTGGCACATCATACGTGAATGTTTTTTCGATAATTGTATTTTTGCTTAAATCTGCCATGTTTTTATCCGTATGTAATTGAAACTAAGCCGCCGCCACCCAAGCCGCCGCACCAACAGTTTCCACCGTGTGCTTGAGCACTTAGGCCGCCGCCGCCTGGGAATGGTGTATTACCAAACCAGCCTCCGCAACCTTGCTGACTTCCGTTAATACAGCCGCCGGGGCCATAGAACGGTCCAGACTGTGCCGCCGGGGCTGTGTGAGCATGTTGTTGTGGATACTGTGCGCACCATGTGCTACCAGTATAACTACTATTAATTCCGTGAATATTTACATCTCCACCATAGGCACAACAGCAGTATGGTGATTCTGTATTACAAGTGTAACAAGAATAATATAACCAGCAAGTTGCATTGCCGTATGAGCCGCCGGTGGCACAGAAGTTGCTTAGTCCATACCCTGTTACATAACTAGTGTACCCTGCGCAACCAATACAGTTAACTGATTGATAAGTTGTGCTGGCTGCGCAAACTGTATACGAGCATCCTGCAAGAGCAGAGCTGTATACTGTCTTAACTGAATAGCTTCCACCACCGCCCGGCCATGACTGCATACAGCAACATGCTCCGGATCCACCACCACCACCGCCCCACATTTCAAATGTAACAAAAGTTGACCCAGCTGGCACTACAAAGTTACAGCATTGTCCACCATTTGATCCCGAGTTAACGCTAGTGTTGTATACTAGAATTTCTGTAGGGTAATTTGTTCCGCTGGAATAATTCAGCGTATACATTAATGATCTTAAATCTGACATAGTTATTTGCGCCTTATTTGTAAGTAACTTGAACTAGGCCGCCGGATCCCCAACCACCCCAGCAACAACCGCCATAGCTAATAGCTGTACCGCCACCGCCACCGGGCCAAGCATTAAAGTTACCGCCCATTGCGCAACCCATCCATGACTCGCCGCATGTTGTAAATGATGTGCGTGTACCAGCACCAATATAAGTAGGTGATCCCATCATGTGCCAAGTATCGTATCCGCACCATCCTTCGTGAGCGGCGCCAGTAACTCCGCAAATTGCTAGATCATATCCACATGCACATCCGCAAACGTTGGTTGCACAGTGATAGTTGCCGCCAATAGCGGCCCAGCAACAGCTCTGGCCGCCGTAGCCGCCGCTTGCACATAAGTTTAAAGAATAAGTGACCGTGCCTGCGCCTTGCGCAAAACTTGGAAATCCGTTAGTACCTTTGGCATCTTGAGCACAGCATCCCGATCCGGCTGCACAAAGCAAATAGCATTGTCCTGCAACTACTCGAATAGTTTTTCGAGCATAGGTTCCTGAGCCTCCACCTTGACTTGGTTGTTGGCAACAGCAGGCGCCGCCGCCGTCGCCACCTGCGCCCCAGAGTTCAAATTTAGCCCAAACTACGCCAGTTGGGACTACCCATAAACAACATTTGCCGCCGTCTTGTACTGCACCACCTGTATTACCGTTATAAACATATAACTGACCGAAGGTTTGCGGGATATTAAACTGGTATCTGCTGTCTGGGAAAAACTGTGTTAAGGAACTCATATTATAATATTCTCCGGATTATAGTTGAGGACCGAGGTCACCCGGGTTAGTTGGCATTACCACATCGGTTGGATTTGCTGGGAATGGAACTTTCCATGGATCAATACCTGCAAATGTCTTTGGAATGTCACGTAATTTTTGACGATACTCTGATAACTTTTGTTTGATAACTGGATCAGTAGCCTGATGGTATGACTGGTCAGTACCTTTTAAGATTTGATCCCGAGCTCTAGTCAATGTTTCCCAGTCCATATGTGCTTCCTTCCACGGATAAGGCTTTTTAAACTCTTGCTTGTCAACATCCCATTCAATTCCAGTTAGTTCATACGTATGATCTGGCGGAATCGGATCTGGGTGACCGTATGTATAACCTTCTGGCAATTGCTCTACAGTATGCGGCAATTCACCATAGATATATTCGTTATGAATTAAACTGGCAATGCAAGGATATTTTTTAGCATCTAATTCTACCTTAATCATATCATCTGGACATGGAACTAAATGACCATCATCAGCTAGAGTATAGTGATAGCGACTAGAAATTTTCATTGTAGCTTTATCAATAAAGATCCATAAGTGCTCCGGACCTGTATAAGTCCATTCAGCTGTTTTCTTTAATGTGTTTGTTTGATAGAGGTATTGATCAGCGATGTCATAGGTAAATTTTACCTCAACTCGGGGATTCTCAAAATTCTCTTTTTCTTGTTGGTCCATTTTATATCCTTTTTATCCGTATGTTACCATAGCTAGGCCGCCTGCACCCCAACCACCCCAACAGCATCCGCCGCCGCAAGCTGTTGCGCTGTTACCTGCGCCACCTGGCCATTTTGCGCCGCACATCATTGAGCGACCTTGAATTGTTAAACTGGTCAAGCAATAATCCATACCTTGACGATTGTAATTGCCGTATTTTGAAACACCATGTGACCATTCCCACTGGTTACTCCAGCAGTAATTACTTACCTTATTTGGGCTCGATACTGATGGCATTGTGATATCATAGTTAAGTGAGTAGCAACCATATGAGCAACTAGGTATACAAATACCAGTACATCCCATATATGTTCTAAAACACAATACGCATCCCATATATCCGCCGCATGAGTATGCTACGTTAGTACTGTTTTGGCATAGCACAAAACTTGATAATCCACATGTGCCGCAACATTGCTGAGCACAACAACCTGAACCGCCACCGCATAGGATAAAATAACATCCAGTAGTCACAGGAAGATACTTTTTAGCGTAGTTGCCGCCTCCAGGACCCCAGTAAGGACCCATACAGCAACAGGCGCCAGCGCCGTCACCACCGCCACTCCATGTTTCAAATACTGCCCAAGTAGTACCAACCGGTACTATCCAGCAACAACATGCACCACCATTTTGAACAGAGTCAATGTTAGTGTTGTACACACTAATAACCTGCTGTTTATAGGCAGTACTGGGTGCTGTTATAGGAAGCAAGTCTCTTAAATTTGACATATTGCTTTCTCTTTATTTAATAATAATCCAGCCAGCCGCAGTACTATAAAGCAAGGTTACTGTAACATAAGCTACGTTAATAGTTAAGTCCTGTGCCAAGCCTTGGATGTTTGCTCCATTTCTTGCAACTGTGCAGTTTGAGCTTGCAAAGTTACCGTTAACATCGATGATTTGCACACTATCGCCGTCTAGGCAAGTAGTGTAGGAAGGCAATGTAATTGTTTGCCCGCCTGATGTACAAAGAATCCTGTCGTTAACCAATGATTGGTAAGTTGTACCAGCATTAATTCTAGTTACGGTTCCTGCAGTTCCAACTGTTGTAATATATCGTCCCATATGAATATTCCTTTATCAGTGTATTTATGCTGTTGAGGTCTCAATTCCAAACGCCATCGCACCAACGTTTGCAGTTGTTGACAATGCGAGTATGTTAATACCTGCGTTTAGTACTAGACCAGTTAATTGTAGAACACCGCGTGGTAAAATTTCACACTGATATTCAATGTACTCTCCGGCAGCTGGCGTAGTAGAAGTGGATATTGCCACAGACGTTGCTATTGCCGAATTGCTCCTGTTAACAATGTTTAAAGTAGCCACTGTAAACGTAGTTGTTGGAACTGTATATACTACGGTCCAGGTGTTAGCCGACAAGTCAGCATATCCTAATCTTCCTGTTGCCATGTTTATTTCTCCGTTAATTTAATAATAAAAAGTTCATTGCTAGCGGTATTCCATTAATACCTGCTCCTGCTCCGGTGAAATTCATAGTTGCAGGTATTAAAATTTGGACTTGAGTTGAAGTCGAAATTGTATTTCCTGCAATATAAATCACGCCCGCTGTTAGTGTATTTACGTTCAAAGCACTAGAACCGCCACCAATTTGGCTACTAATGTATGATTTAATAGCTTTTTGCGTTGGTACAACATTGTCACTATTGGCTGTAAAATACGGGTCTGTTGAAAACTGTGTAATCGTTGCATTACTAGAACCCAACGATATAGAACCCAGGGTCAATGAGTTCAATCCAGCCAAATTAAACGCATCAGCGTTAATACTTGCTACACCAGTTGCCTGTTGAACGCTGAATAATGTACCAACTTGGAAGTTACCGTCCTGGTCTGTACTTGTATAGAACACACGACCACCACCGTTCCCTACTGTTTGTAGAGTTGGGTTGGCTGCTTGTAAAGGTGTACCCGGGTAATTAGTTGTGGTTTGATTACCGGTACCGATACTTAAGAAGTCGTGTCCTGTTAAACGTACCTGACTATATTTCAATTTTAGTGTCATTGCTGAGCCATGCACTGGTGCATTAGCTGATGTAAATGATGGACTAATTTGGAATACCGCAGTATAAGGTGCAAGACCAGGCCCTGTTCCTAACAAGTTAGTTACCTGTACTAGCTTATAGAACGATCCGTTGCCGGCAATTTGAATATTCGCACCAGCTGTCGGAGTAACATACAACCCAGATATGTTAATATAGGATGTAGTTTGATATGAATCAGCGTATCCGTTACCCGAAACAGTAGCAGTACCAGTTGCGTACTGTAATCCTCTATTAGTCCACATTGGGTTTGCAATAGCACCTACACCTACTCGGGTACTTTGCGTTGCTGGACTAGTTTGATTAGGATCAGTAATTGTAAGCAACGGGGCACTTGAATACCCGCTACCTGGCTCAATCAGTCGGTATTCGCTAATTGCTCCTGCACTTACTTTACAACGTAGTGTTGCTGTTGCTCCTGTGACAATCTTATTAAAGATTGTAGTATTCAACGAGCATGCAACCCACAACGGAACTGAACTAGGGTTACCAAATGCAATAGCAGGCCATGATGCAACTGATGTTAAGTTTTGTACAACCCAATTAATGCCGTCATTTGATGCAGACACTTGAGTGGCAGCACCTGCCGTTGAAGTCCAGCCACCTGCACCACTGACTAGTGTGAATGAAGAGCCAGTGGATGTTTGTGAAACCTGTAACTGATTTGTACCAGAGAATACCTGTTGAACATAATAGGTACTTGTGGATACCAAATTACCGAAGAATGTACCGCATGCAGTGGACCAAGAATCACCAGTACTTGTAGTTATTGGTACAGGAGCTGTCCCAAAAGTTGAACCAACTGTAACATAATTAGAGCCAACTGTTAAAATGTAATAAGGTACGCCAGTAATCAGTCCAGAACTAACAACGTTAATATTCATAGTACCAGTACCGCCGGCCCATGATGTGAAAGCAGTTCCAGTTCCAGCACCGCCTGAGTAGGTAGCTACTGTTACACTATTAGTACTTGCACTATTTACATAGTATATTGTGTTGGCTGTTGGGCCGCCAAATACAGTACCACTACCGTTGGTAAAATAAATCATAGAACCAACACTAATACCCAAAGCTGACACAGTCTGTGTAGTGGTGATTACACCGTTATTTACACCAACTGCGGTTACCTGCCCAGTGGTTGCCACAGGCCCGCCTAAACTTACACCTGCGCCTGCCGCCCAAGCACCTGCCCCGAGTGCCCATGTTACTGCTGAGCCGCCATAGCTAGTAGCCACTGTGATCACACCAGTGCCTGTGTTATTAGTCAACACATAATAAGTCTGTGTTCCGGATACTATGCCGCCTAATACTCCGCCTGCAACTGAAGTCCATGCTCCTGCTGCCGCTGTGGTTAAGTTTAGAGTCGAGCCTCCCACGGTAGCAGAAATTTGTATAGTATTAGAACCGCTGTTAACTTGAGTAATATAATAAGTTGTACCGGCTGTGACTGAACTGAATGTTTGTCCAGCTGTTACGTTCCAATTACCTACACCGTTAATTAAACTTAATGGATTTGAACCGTAGTTAGCACCTAGTGTAATTGTACTTGAAGTTGGAATGGTTAAGATATAATATGTACTACCGCTAACTAATCCGCCTAGGGCCGCTCCTGCTGTAATCGCCACAGTTCCACTTGCATTAATTAACACAAATGGAGCTCCGCCTGGAGTGGCGCTAATTGTAATAAACGTGCTATTAATTGTTAAAATGTAGTAGGTCGCACTGTTAGCCAAGTTACCAAATGCGCCTGAAGCGCCTGTAGCAAATGATTGCCCAACTACCATGTTACTGTTACTAGCAACTGTTACAATATAACTTGTACCAGTGATAGTAGTTGTGCTGACGTTGGTTGTTTGTGAAGAACTCACAGCCCACTGACTACCAGCACTAGTTCCGTTACCGCTAATGTTAGCAACAATGTATGTTCCAGCAGTTACACCAGATCCGCTCAGTGCCATACCAATTACAACAATACCACTTGATACTGTACCAACTGTTAAAATGCCACTAGTAATACTACTATTAGCCATTATAGCACTTGTTGTTGTAGTTTGAGTGGCTGTTGTACTTGCTGTAACTGCTGTAGAAGTATAAGTTTCTCCAACAACCATGCCAGCTGTAGAACCAACAGTTACGGAGCTCAAAGTACCAGTAATTGTGGTGCTGGTCTGCACAGTAGTTGTGTTGGTTTGCCAAGTGGATCCACTACCGCTACCTAATAAGTTACCGGTAATATAAACACTTCCGCCAATACTTCCGCCAGTTAGTACCATACCAATTGATATGCTACCAGCTGTTAGTGTGCCTACAGTTAAAATACCAGTTGCACCAATAGTGCTACCAGTCATAGTTGCTATTGCAGATGTTGTTGCTGTTGCTGTTGTAGTTTGAGTAACTGCTGTAAACACAATAGATTGGTTTACAACTAAATTGCTTGTGCTACTAACTGTTAATAAGTTTGTACCAGTAGCGGCTGCAAGTAATACAGGATTAAATGTTGCGGCTGTAAACACAACTGGTTCGCCTACGTCAAATGTTGACGAGTTAGCAAGCGTAATACTTGTGCCTGCCGCAGTAGAAACCACAGTACTTGCTGTTTGTGTCGATGTAGTAACAAAACTTTCTCCAGGTACTAAGCCAGCAACACTAGATAGTGTTATTGAATTTAGTGTACCAGTTGCCGCAAATGATGCAACTGTTCCAGGAGTTGTACTTAGGTTATATGTACCAGCTCCGCCTGTGCCAGTTCCTAACGAAGTAATGTAAGTGCCAGCTGGTATGCTTGCACTACCTGTTACTACCATACCAACGGCCCATGTACCAGATATTGTGCCGCCAACTGTTAACACGCTAGTTGCAATAGTGCTTGCACTACCAGTAGCTGTAGCATTTGTTGTAGCTGTAGCTGTAGGAGTTTGTGTAACTGCTGTTGGAATAAATGTTTCGCCAGCAACAACACCAGTAGTAGAACTTACTGTGATTAAATTGTTTACGCCAACAAATGCCTGAGGACTTCCAGTTGTGCCAACGTTGTTAGTAATGCTTACGTTGTAGGTACCCACACCGCCTGTGCCAGTTCCTAATGATGAAATATAAGTACCGTTTTGTGTTCCGCCGCCGCTAAGGTTCATACCAAGTGCAATTGTTCCCACTACTGAACCTGTTACTGTTAGAACTGTGCCTGTTGTTCCACTTGTACCTGTTACTGCACTGATATATCCCGCAAATGTTGCAGTAATACTTGTAGTTGCTGTAACGTTTTGATTTTGCGAAGCAGGAGCTGCCAAGAATAAACCTTGACCATACTTAACTCTACTCCAAGGCAAGTTAACTCCCATACCTGCACCTGAACTCTTCCAAGTAATACCATCAATACTGTAAGCTGTGGCAGTTGTTGATGCCGCTACAGCTACAAATATGTTTTTACCGTATGTTACACTGGTCCAGTTTTGTGAACTTGGTAATGTTCTAGCAGTCCATGTTGTGCCATCTGCACTTGATGCTGCCGCTGTTGAGCCTGCTATACCGCCTGAAATAGCAACCCAGATTGTACCACCGTATGCTACACCGCTCCAGTTTGCACCGGATGGCAAGGCATTGGTATTAGTCCAGTTTTGCCCAACTGTGCTGTAAGCCGCATTAGCACTGCCTGATGCAACTGCCATAAATCTGCCGTTACCGTAGGCAATTGCGCTCCAGTTTGCTGTGGCTGGCATTGCACTACTCGCTTGCCATGTTAATGGTGTTGTAGCGTAGTTTGAAAGCGTGCCGCCTTTGGCAATAGCAACCCATACTCCGGCACCGTATGCAATAGCAGTCCATGTTGTACTAGATGAAAGTGTACCGCCTGTAGTCCATGATGTACCATCGCTACTATATTGTGTTGCATTACCATTAGAAGTGATAGCAACATAATAACCACCTGAACCTACACCGGTATAGGTAAAGTTAGTAATTGCGCCAGTACCAGTGTTTACATTTGTAATTGTAACTACTAGGGTGTTGGCCGGTGTAACACCTCCTAAACTTGTACCAGGAATAGTAATAATGTTACCAATAGTGTATAATGTTCCGCCGGTTGTAATTGTAATTGCATAAGCAACACCTGTTCGAACAATGCTGAATGTTGCTCCAGAACCACTGCTTAATGTTCCAGTTCCTAGTCCAATAGTTCCAGATACAGAGTTGTATGTAACTGTAGTATCACCGTAGGCAACATCAGCCCAACCTGCAGAATTAAGTACTTGAGTTCCAATTGATGGAACAAATCCCGGAGCACTAGCAACCACTCGTGGTTCAATAATATATGTCGTTGTTAAATCTAAGTTAGTAGCATTGGTAGTTCCGGGAACTACGTGATCCCATCCTGCGGCATTGATCGTCATAGTACCGCTACCTGATGTTAACACTACAGGTGATGAACTTCCGCTTGCTGACGCTACTGAGAATGTTGTGCCATTACCTGTTAGGCTTAGACTTGCACCAATAACATAATAAACTGTAGTCAATGGTGTGATGTTGTTGCCGCCAAATGTACTTGCACCGCTAAAATATATCGGCATGTTAGCATACAAAGTGATTGTATTAGTTGTTGTAGTAAACACTGAAGTTGTACAACTGTTTACCACTATTGTGGTAAAACTTTCTTTAGCAACGTTAGCTAGTTTAGTACCTGAGTTATAATTAACAATATAACCAGCTTGTCCGTTACCTGTACCGCCTGTTAGCAATATTCTCATACCAACATATGCCGCACTAATAGCACTATCTGTAGCTGCCAAGTTGATCTGATATAATGTACCAGCTTGGGCCACGTTTGATTGTGTTACATAGTTTGCACCGCCAGTTAGTGGTCGTGTTTCAAACACTGCATTATCTCGGAATTCGTTAGCAACAACTGTGGCATTGTATCCAGTACCACCAATAGACCATGTAGCTGTATTATAGCCCGACCCTGCATTGGAAAATTCCATGCGGTAGATAGCATTTGTACTATCAGTAAACACGTTAGAAACAGTTGCTTGGCCTGAACGGTTATTGATCGCGGCAGTCACTGCAACTTCGTATGTATCGCCGCCTTCAGCTAATGTACCGTATGTACCATATGAGCTGTTACCGTTAGTGGCACGCATACGTCCGCCAAGTTCTGCTAGATATCCAGCATAGCTGTAATAACAGAACACTGAAACTAGCTCAGTTAATGAACTTGAGCCTGTACACCATACACCAATACCATCGGAAAGAATAGTAGTGTAGTCGTTAGCAACAATACTTCTGTTACCACCAGCATGTAGGGCACCGTCAATCTTCATACCAACACAACCATAACCAAATAGTGAACAGTTTTGTGTGTATGGGCTCTTGACATAAATCCATGCATTGCTGTCATTCGGACCAAATCCTGGATCTAAAGAACTATAAGAACCTGCTGTTGGGCGTTTTGTTCCATAAGCATTGGCAGCACTTAATGTTCCGGTTAGTCCGATCATTGTCATATTTCTTAAACCAGTACCGTTACGCAACAAGAACATATTTTCTTTAACTGATCCGCCTACTGCATTATTATACAGCTGAGCAGAGCGTAGAGATTTATAATTACCTGGAAAGTTCAAATCATAGATAATTGCATTTAAGTATGAAGTAGTATCTCTAACACATTTATTCAAATCGTAATAGTACTTGACTGTTAAACTACCTAAAGTAGCTGTAGCTAGTTGTGCCGGTGTTAAACTAAATTGTGTCGCAGTAACAGCAAATGATGTAGCAGTGAATCCAGCGGCTAATACATAATATATACTGCCGGCTACAATATTACTGGCTCCCACGGTTCCAGTAAACACTACTGGATCTCCCACAGTTAAATTATGATTGCCTGTTGTTGTGATAAGATAACCAGTACTGTTTGTACCTGACACTGTTCCACCATAACTTGCATTAACATATGCGGCATTTTCGTAGGATAAGAAATTAATATTAGCTCTAATAATTTCAGCACCGTTAATAGTAGTTAAAGTATTATTATATGTTAAAGTACCATGTGTTTGTACATTAGCGCCAATAGTCACCGCCACACTGGTACTGGCTGCTGTGGTCAATGTAAATGCACTACCACTTGCATACGTTGCAGTAATTGTAATTTGGTTAGTTAAGTTGTTAACACTCAAGACCCAATAGGTTTGATTTTGTTGTGTCCCGCCTTGGCTTCCGCTTGTGAACACCACTGGCATATTGATATAGACGCCTACAGTTGATGCAAGTGTTATCACATTACCTGAAAAATTAAACGCAGTTGCGGTAGTAGTTACTTGACCATAAATGGTAGACACTATGTCGTCAATCATCACACTGGCCTGTGCGGCTGAGCCGCTGGCAGCAATTAATTTCGCCTTGTATCCAATAAATCCAATAGCACCAAGTTCTGCTTGTGTTTGATTTAGCAACACTACTTGCGCACTTGTGGTCGCACGTAGATAAGATTTACCAACAGTGATACTGTTGAAGTTAGTACCAAGTACTAGGTCATATGCCAACGCATCAACAATGTAACCTGCATCTCTGCTACAAGTTGCAATATTAAAGTTTAATGCTTGGAAATATTTCTGTACCCAGACAGTTGTATCACTTTGAATTTCTGCTTTCTTGTTTAGTAGTGCATTAAATGCAGTTTGTAAACTAGAACTACTCAATGCCACAGTGCCTGCATCGGCAGGGGTAAATGTGGTCAATGTTCCGATAGCACTGCTGGCCACTGTTTGACTAACACTCACTGTCCATGTTGAACCATTACCGCTACCAGCTAAGTTAGCTACAATATAAGTTCCGGCAGCAACACCTGTGCCGGTAACCAGTTGTCCAACAGCGATAGTACCGCTTACTAGTGTACCGACAGTTAATGTAGTAGTCGAGATTGTACTTCCTGTAGTAACTACCACATTGGTACTAGCGGCTGCATTAGAGATCCAATCAGTAACAGTTTGAACTCTGGCCTGCGCAAAAACTCCTGCGATAGAAGAACCAGCAGTTCCAGTTGTTACCTGTGTAGGGTACGCACCAGCAATTGCGATTGGAGATCCAACTGAACCAACTGTTTGACTAATGCTAACTGTCCAGTTAGAGTTGACTGAATTATATGCAGTGACAATTGTGTTTGCAGTGATACCAACACCAGTAATTACCTGTCCAACTTGTATTGTTCCAGATACTGTTGAACTTACATTCAATGCTGTGCCAACAATATAGCCAGTAATACTAGCATTGGTTGCAGTTTGAGATGTTACTAAAGTACCAGTAGCAACTTGCCCTATGATTGTTTTTAACTGTCCGTAGGCTGCGATTACCGCAGTTTTCTCTGTGGCAGCTATTGTTAGCACACCGTATGAGTAATATGCACTACCAGCAATATTAACTTGCGTGTTGCCGCCGTAGGTCATGTCGTGCAACAGCGCATCTAAAATAATAACAACGTTATTTTGGGCATTAGCTACGTCCATTGCATTGTAAACTGATAGATAATTGTTAAAAATGTATTGAGTAACCTGTGCTTTAATATAATTGTAATTTTGTACAATTTGTGCCTTAGCATCACCGCAGCCAACTAAGAAACTTGTGTTATAACCCGTCGGATTGGTAAATGAATACGCAGGCACAACTGCTGTACCATTAGTAAAAATGTTAGACATCAGTGTTGTACTGTTAATCACACTGTTTGCGGCCGCTGTACTTCCTGCATCGCCTGCTGGAAGACTAGTAATCTGACTTGCGGTATTTCCACTGGTAGGTGTAATTGATGTATTTGCAACCAAATTACTTAGCAGTGCTTTAGTACGTAATAGGGCTGTAACTGATTTTGGCTTATCATTTACCAATAGAGGAATAGCGGCCATGGGTTGTATTACAGTGCCGCGAAGTTCGTCACCGCTAATAGCAGTATTAGCCGGAACAACGATTGGAAGGATTTCGCTGTAGTTGCCGGTCTTGGCCATGATGGTTGTTTGTGGTAACTGCGCGGCTGATACTGTCACTCCTGGGAATAATGTGAATGTTAATCCAGTAGTTGTACCAGTAGCAGTTACAGTACCCGCAACTGTTGGATTAGAAGTAGCATTAGCATAGCTGTTTGTTACTTGAATTGTTGATACTGCTGTTCCACCTACCATAATGTAGTAGATCGTATTGCTGGTAATAGTTCCAGTGCCAGAATTTGTACCAGTAACTAAAATAGATGAGCCAACAGTATATGTTCCGCTCGGTACTGTTAGTTGCCCGGCAGCACCTGCAATAAGAACTCCGCTTAAAATTTTTCCTGATCCCGCTTGTAGTGCATTAGTAACAATACTTAAATTTGCCTGCACCCCAGCTAGCGATCCTGTTTCAGCAGTTAATGAGCTGTCAATGATTTGTTTTGCTTGATTGCCTGAACTGATGCTGTTCAATGTTTGATAGTTACTGCTAGGAGCAGTATTTCCTAATACTGAGGCAAACAATGAATTTTTCAAGTAGTTGTAGGCTGTGACACTTTGTGAAACTTGATAGCCAACAGTTGTAGTGATTGGATTGCCGGTACTATTGAAATATGATTTAGCGGCATCGGTATTCTTTTGATTGCCACCGTGCCCGATATCAAATACTGCGGCATCTACTAAGAGGCCAACATCACGCTCGAAATTTGTTGAGTTGTATACTGGTGATGCTGTGTTTGCTGTGCTAGTTGCTGACAATGCCTGAGTAGTTCCACCGTAGGCGGTACTAACAGAAAAGTTTGTTGCACTAACAATGTTTGAAACATAATATGTAACACCAGCTGTAACACCACCAGCTGTGACAGTAAATGTTATTGGCATGTATAGTGACAAGTAAGCTGTAGAGTTACATGTAAATGTACTGTTAGTCCCAGTGCCCGGAGATCCTCCAGTAGTCGCTGTAATACTAACTGTGTAGTTATAAGTGATAAAGTTTGTAACTTCTTTCATCATAAACTGTTTATTTTTAGCCAACAACAACTGTGCGCTGGTATTTAAATAGCCGTTTTCAACTTGCAAGGCTGCATATCGAACAGTCTGCCAAGGCTTGTCTAATGTTTGACCTTGACCATTACCTAATGTATCAGTACCCGAAGGTGCCACATACACTACGTTATTAATAACACCAAAATATGCCCACTGAGGGGTAAGTGCTCCAGCTACTGTAGATGCTCGTAATACTTGTCCGTCGGTACCGATAGGTAGTCGAGTTGGGCCGGCGCCGCCATAATAAATTGTATCGCCTTGACTAGTTAATACGTTAGTAATAGAGCCAACTGCTAACACATTCCAGTATATGCCGCTAGTATCTGTGTCGGGTCTACTGCCCGGTGCGCTAGTGTGTGCCGCTACGCAAATATAACTATTAGAACCAAAGTTAACAGTGTCGCCTGCTACATATGCTGTAGCGGTTGCCCAACTCACTGCATAACCAACAGATGTAATACCGCCAGATTGAATTATGCCGCTTGATGCATTGCTAACTGTAATTAATAAATCGTTAGCTGGACTTATACCGCCTAATGCAGTCCCTAAAATCTTAATAGTATTAGTATTTGCATAGCCAGTTCCACCGGCAGCTACAGTAACAGCGTATGTGGTGTTACTAACAATAACGTTAAATGTTGCGCCAGTTCCAGAACCAACAACGTTAGTTCCGCTCAGTGCTGAGAAAGTTTGTGTTGTTGGGTTCCAACGAATACCGCTGTTTAGTCTTGACCAGTAGCCAGTGAATGGGGGACTTGGATTTGTAGTTCCAGTCATTGAGCCAGATGCGGTTGTTACTACAAATGGGGCGCCACCCAAAGTTGTACTAACTGTAAACTGCGTGGCACTAATAATAGTACTAACATAATAAGTTTGTGTTGTAGCTACTATATTACCAAAAGTTGTTCCGGTAAACACTAAGGGTAAGTTTGGTAGTAGGTTAGCTGTTGATCCAACGGTGATAGCATTGATACTTCCAGTAACTGTAGTTGAACTTACTGCCTGGCTTGAACTAATTGTAAAACTTTTACCGGTAATTGTTACTGAAGATACACCTGATTGAGTCTGATTAACAGCCCATGATGTACCGCTACCTGCGGTGATATAAGTTCCGGCACTGATGTTAGTACCAGTCACGACCATACCAATCGAGATTGTTCCGGTAATTACACCAGCAATATTTAATGTTTGTCCAGTAATACTAGCAGTAGCCATTGTAGCTGTATTCACTGTTACAATCGTAGTATTTGCCGCAATACTGCCGCCGGATAGTGTCATACCTGCACTGAATGTACCAGTTTGAGTTCCAGCCGCGGTCATTGTTGTACCGCTAACAAATGTCGCAGTGTTTGACGCAGTTGTGTTAGTTGTTGCTGTTGCTGTAACTGTTTGTATTGAGTTGTCTAATGTTGCAACATAAGTATATCCGCCTAATCGAACAACGTTACCAGTTTGATATGATGTTGCACCAACCCAGTCACCTAATAGTGTAAATCCAGTTGTAAATATTGACCAATCACTTGATGTAGGAGATGGAGTGCTGGCAGTATTAACTGTGTTTGACACATATTGATATCCGCCATAGGTTACTATATCCCCGTTTTGGTATGTAGTACCGCTCGACCAGCTGTTGTAAAACTGTAAACCTGCAATCCATACTGCCCAGTTTGCTGTGGCAAATGCCGCTGACGAAGTATGTTGTGTTGTACAAATCCATAAGTCGGCACCGTACTTTACAACATCGTTAATTTTATAACGAACTGTACTTCCACTCCATGTACCTAAATATGTTATACCTTTGTGTAGAAAATCCCATTTGCTTTGATCGTTTTCTAAACCTAGACTTGCAGTGGCTGCAGAAGTGTGTCCGGCATTACATACATAAGAAATGCCGCCATATAGTACAATGTCGTTGATTCTATATCGGTATGATGTTGACCAATTGCCTGTCCAAGCAAGACCTTTAACCCAAATATCCCAGTTAGAGATATCGTTTTCTAAACCTAAGGCAGTAGTACTAGCAGATGTATGTGCAGTATTACAAATATATGAATTGGCGCCATAATTAACAATATCGTTAACTTTGTATTTGGTGCTAACAGACCATCCTGCTGAGACCCAGTTAAACGAACTAGCATACAAATCCCATTTGCTTTGATCGTTTTCTAGACCTAACAGGGTTGTGGCTGCTGATGTGTGAGGAGTATTACAAATATAAAGACGTCCGCCGTAACTAATTACATCGCGTAATTTGTAATATGTACTAATAGCCCAGGCACTAGTCCATGTAGAGCCGTCGCTAACTAATTGCCAATTACCAGATGATAAATCTGTATAAAAATTGGATGTTGCGGTATGCCCGAGGACACACATATAAGTTTGTCCGCCATAGCGTAACACGTCGTCTTTTACATAGGTAGTGGATGCGCTCCAGTTACCCTGCCATACGAACTTAATTCTACCTAGTTTAAATTCAGCCATTCAATGCTCCAATTCTCATTATGTTGTATTTATGTTTTCTTAAAATCTTGTACTTTAGTTATTAGCACCAAAACTGTTGGCAAACAACGAATGTGCCAACATCATACCGTTGATACCTGCGTTTGGTCCTTTGATATTCACCGTGGCTTTCATCAAAATCTGTTGCCCAACACTTGAATATATTTTCTGCGATCCGCCAAGTCCTACCGTACCTGCAATAACTGCACCTGTTTGTGCATTTGATCCGCCACCGGCAATGTTTCGTGCTAGGTATGCTTTAACAGCTTTTTGTGTCGGAACTACTGTGTCACTATTTGCAACAAAATATGTATCCGTTGAAAAACTATTAATTGTCACAGAGTTTGCACCTGCACTTAACCCGCCAATGACTAATTTTGTCAGTCCAGCTAGACTAAATTGATTAGCTGAAATTGTTACAATACCGCTGGCCTGTTGTACTGCAAACAGATTACCGACTTTAAAGTTGCCGTCCTGGTCTGTTGATGTTTGGAATACTCGACCACTATTGTTTTCAGCAATTTGTTTATAACTGGCCGCGTTCAATGGGTCAACATTTGGATAGTTTGTCTGTGCTTTATTACCAGTACCGATGTACAAGAAATCGTGCCCCGTAATTCTACACTGGCTATATTTTAATCGAATACTAATAGTTGTCCCGTGGACTGGTGCTAGACTAATTGTTAATGCGGCTGCAATTTGGAAAAGATAGTTTCCACTACCTAACGGAGTTATAACTACGACTCGGTATAAATTATTATTTCCGCTGATAGTCATGGCCGCTCCCGGAGTTGGGGATTGTGACAACCCACTGACATATAGATACTGACTAGATTGCAATTGGTCAGCATAGCCGTCACCATTGACTGCAACTGTCGTAGTTGATGTTTGATAACCATTACCTCGGTTGAGGAATGTAGGATTACCTAATACTCTTGTGGCTGTGCGGCATGCAGTTGTCACGGCTAGTGTTGCATTAGGATCATATATAGTAACTGTTGGAGTAGTGGCATAGCCGCCTCCTGGCTCATATATCTTTACCATACTGACTTTGCTATTAGCTACAATCACTCGTCCAATAGCAGTTGGTCCGGTAAGTACACTGGCAGCAGTGTTTGACGCTGTACCGGCAATTGCCGTCCAAATTGGTGTAACTGCTCCGGCTATGCTTGTAGGATTTCCAAATGCTACAGCTGACCAAGGAGCACTTGTTGGCATTATCTGCGGGGTCCAATATAATCCATCTTGACTAGTGGCCGCGGTGCTGGTATTGGCCGCAACTGCAAAAAATAAACCTTGCCCATATGTCACGCCTGTCCATGTCTGCGTACTAGGTAGAGCGTTTATTGTCCAAGTAATACCATCAAAGGAATATACCGATTGATTTGTTTGGTCAATCGCTACAAATCTACCGTTACCCCATGTTACTGATATCCATGTACTGCTAGCTGGCAATGTACAAGGTGTCCATAGACTGCCGTTGTTAGTAGAATAAGCGGCATCGACTGTTCCACTAGCTACAGCAACCCATGTACCAATAGATCCATATGCTATACTAGACCAGTTTCTTGAAGTCGGTAATGATCCGCCGTTAGCCCATGAAGTTCCACTAGTTGATGTAGCCGAATATGTGCTACCGTATGCAATCGCTACGAATGTCCCGTTACCAAATGCACAACTTGACCAGTTGGCTGCAACCGGCAGTGTGCCACCTGCACTCCATGATGCACCAGTATTTGATATACTTGTTAAATTACTTGAAGATGCGCCGCCTGCGACTGCTACAAAAAATCCTTGCCCAAATGCTAACGAAGTCCACGCTGTGCCGGCTGCCAGTGCTGTGGGATTCACAGTTGCTGCCAGCCAATTTTTACCGTCTGTAGATGTTGCCACACTACTCACTTGATCAATTGCAACAAATGTTCCTAATGCATAAATCATTGCGGCCCAAGTACTAGTTGATGGCAGTACTTGTAGTGTTCCTGCAAATCCGGGTGATGAAAAACTTACTTTTGGTTCAATGGAATATACTGTGGTTGTATCAAGAGCCGGTGCAATAGGTTGCCCAGGCAGGATATTGTCAAAACCTACAGCTCCAATGTACGAGTTACCATTGGCGGTATATACCGGAACTGGAACTCCTGCATATGTCCATGTGCCAGTTACTGAAGTTAGTGTGGCTTGACTTAAAGTAACAGTACTGATGCCGGTTCCTAATACTGTAGTGCCAGCTTGTATTCCTGGGCCAGTCACAGCACCTCCTACAATGATACCAACTGTACTGGCGATACCGCTGATGGTCTGTGTACCGTTACTTGTTCCAGTAAATGTTCCCGGAGCGGTTGCAGATAATGTAATTTGATTTGAAACTGTATTATTAGTTAGGACCCAATAAGGTGTTCCCCAGCCAAGTGTTCCAATTACTCCCTGAGCAGTCGCTAACATGTTAGCAGTACCAGCATAAGTAGAGATATATAAAATAGTACCAGTACCACCTAAAGTAGTAGGTAATGCTGTTGAAATCTGAATTTTAGATCCATTGATTGCATAAACAAAATAGCTAGTTCCGGGACTTACTCCGCCAAAGATAGTATTAAATGTCGGATTAACTGCAAATGTAATGTTTTCTCCTACAAATATTCCCGATACACTTGCTAGTGTAAGACTATTGTCAACACTGCTTGATGCAGTTACTGATGTAGTTTGTGTACTAGGGCCAAACATAATGGCCTGTCCTACTTGTAAAGTGCTAGTAGATAAACATGTTACTGAATTGTTTGCATTACTTGTAGCGGTAACTGTTACTTGCGGAAAACTTTCTCTACTAATATATGCGGCTTTTGTACTACTGTTATAGTATTGTATATAGCCGTACTGCCCAACTCCTGTACCTGAAGTAATAATTAATCGCATACCAAAATATGTGGAAACAAGGTTCTGGTCGTTTGATGCTAATGTAACGTAAGTATTGGTGCCTCCGCCGGCTTGATTACCTGCTGTTAAGTAGCCGGCACCACCAGCTGTTATATCAGTGGGCCCAATAATTCTAGCTTCAAAGATGCCGCCATCTCTAAACTCATCGGCAACTGCAACTGCACCTGTACCAGCACCACTAAATGTATAGGTTGCTGTTGAATAATTTTGTCCGGCATTAGAGAATTCTAATCTAAGAATTTTGTTATTTGCTTGGCCGGCAAAGGCTGCTTGAATTTGTGCTTGTTGGCTACGATTATTAACTGTTGCGGCAAGCGGGACTTCGGTAGTGTCATATCCTTCAGCAACTGTTCCATATGTACCATACGAACTATTACCGTTGGTAGCACGAATTCTTCCACCGGCCTCTGCTAGATATCCAATATGTCCATAATAGTTAAACACTGATACTAGTTCTGTTAGTGCGCTAGGGCCTGTACACCATGCGCCAATTCCATCGCTAATAACTGTGGTAAAATCGTTAGCCACGATTGATCGATTGCCACCGTTATGCAGTGTACCGTCAATCTTTACACCGGTACATCCGGTACCAAACATCGTAACGTTTTGCGCATAAGGAGATTTGCTGGTAATTTGTACACTAGTATCATTTGGTCCGGATCCGGGATCTAAACTAACAAATGCTCCGCCAGTTGGACGTGAAGTGAGATATTGATTAATTGGTGTAAGGCCGCCAGTCAATCCTTGTAAGGTCATATTTCTAATGCCTGTGCCGTTACGACAAAGGAACATATTAGATCCTTCGTAGCCGGCTGCTGGTTGCACCACTGTACCGCGTAGTTCATCGCCGCATAGCGCAACACCTGCTGGAATACTGATTGGAAGGATTTCTGTGTAGGTTCCAGTCTTAATAAAAATTGTAGCAGGGCCGATAACGTTTGCACAAGCATAACGGATGCTAGCCCAAGGTGTATCTACAGTTGTTCCACGAGTAGGTAAATCAATTCCACTCATAGCAACATAATATACAGCACCAATAATACCAAAATTATTCCAAGCCGGGGCAATATTTGTGTTATCAACTACACCATTGGTAACTGTCGCAGTTGCACGAAGTAGTTGTCCTTGTGTACCTATTGGTATCGCTTTATTAGCAGTACCGTAAGTTGGTATATCGCCATAAGTCTGGATAGCTACCCATTGGTCTCCAGCGGCGTATCTGTTCCAATAGATTGATGCATTTTGTATAGACCCGCCTGTGGTAAATCCTGTAGCTAATGTTGCAAAACTAGCTGTAGTATTAGTACAGGTTATTACTGTATATGTTCCGTTGTAAGCTGTTGGGGTTGTGTTTGATACAATGATTAAATTTCCTGGAGTATACGGGCTATTAGCTTGTGTAGGGAAGGTAACTGTTCCCACACCCACAACCGTTGGAGTAGCTGTAAATGTTGTTCCGGATAACGTCAATGTTCCAAAATTAATGTAATTAGTACCAAGTGCTCCAAGGTAAGTTGCCGCTAGTGCAATAGTTGTACCATTAATAATATTACCAATATAATAAGTACCGGCTGTTAATGCTCCTGTACCTGCTACTACAAAAGTTTCACCTATGTGTAGTCCTGTTGATGAACTAACTGTAACATTTACTCCACTGGTTGCAGTGATACTTCCTGTGCGAGTTGTTAATGCTCCAGTACCCGAAGCACCGGTGATCATCAACGACGTAAATGTATTATCGATTAACGGTGTATTACTTGTAGTTGCATTATGTAATTGTTTGCAAACATATGCTGTGCCATTGTAAGTAACAATGTCGCCTGGAGCATATGCTGTGGTCAATGCCCAGGTATTTCTCCACTGTACACCAGGAATTAATAATTGCCATGCAGTTGTATCTGTAGGATCATTGCCGTTATTATCTGCAATTGCAACATATAATTGACCGTCACGTCGTACAAGCTCACCTACTTTATATCCCGGCGTTGGGCTTGCTACATAATCACCTCTAATACTATAACTCTTAGATAACAGAGTCCAATCGGTTGCATCAGTTGACGGAATGTTACCTTGATTATTTGTAGTTGCGCTTACATACTGATATCCGCCGTACACTACAACATCGCCAACTACATATGATGCACTAACACTCCAAGTACTAGAAAATTCTAAACCAGGAACATATATTGAAAAATTTGTTGTGCTAAAAGTAGTAGTTGAAGTATGAGGAATGTTACAAAACCAAAGATCTGCACCGTACTTGACTATGTCGTTAAGTTTGTAACGAGTCACTGATGCCCAGCTAGTTTTAAAATCTATACCACTATGTACTATAGTCCACTTGCTTTGATCAACTTCTAATCCAGACGATACAGATACATTGCTAGTGTGTCCAGTGACACACTTGTACACTATGCCGCCGTAACGGACTACATCACCTACTTTATATTGAACGCTGGTTGACCAATCTGTTTTCCAATCTGAACCGTAGCTGACCACAGCCCAGTTTGATTGATTTGCTTCTAGCGTAGCGCCTGTTTGGTGTCCGGTAAGGCAACGATATAACGTTGAGCCGTAGCGAACAATGTCGCCCTTTTTAAATCTAGTACTGGCTGTCCAATTTTTAGACCATTCATCAGCTAGAGCGTATATAATCCAGTTTGCTTGATTTGCTTCAAGTCCTAGTAGTACTGTTGCCGCAGAAGTGTGCCCAGCGGTACAAATATAAATTACACCACCGTAGGTAACATAATCGCCAATGTTGTATAGGGTACCTACAGCCCAAACACCTTTCCATGTGTATCCATCAAACCATAAAGTCCAGTTGGCCGAATCTGTATAAAAATTTGCGCTGGCAGTGTTAGCCGATGTACACACATAGGATTTTCCACCGTAGTTTATTACATCGTCTTTAGCATACACTGTGCTGGTTGTCCAAACACCACGCCATGTAAATCGTATTCTACTTATTTTAAAATCAGCCATTTCTTACCTCAATATTTGTTTATACACCAGTAGGGTATGCGTACTTACTACCAATTCTAGCAACAAGATTACCTTGGCTATCAATATAATAATAAATGCTACGATCATCCCATCGTAATTGTTCGTACTTTAAATTTGCGTATGTTAAATTATGATTAACATCTCTACCTTCTAAAAAATCTACGCCGGGTTGAAAGTCAGGGTAATTGTCGCTGGCTCCACCGTTGTTGTTAATAGTTATACTGTCAGTTCTACTTAATTGATTAACACGAGCAAAATATAAATCGCCAGCATCAGTTCTACGTAATGCGTACATGTATCTAGGTTGATCACCTAACAGTTCTTCTTGTGATCTACCAAAAAAGTAATTATCAGCCATAATATTTGTCCTTATACAATTTCAGCGTAGCTTATAGTTGCGTCAATGCTAGTAGCAGTGTCGCTGGTTAAACTCATACTGCAACTACCAGCTAGAATCAATTTCTCCCCGTTGGTAATAACTTTGGCGCTGGTATACGGAGGAATAATCAGCGAGTTTATGTAGTTCACCGTTAGAGGTGTAGTATCAGTAATCGTCAGCGTACAACTTACATCATCATCTGTTGTGTTGGACAAATTTATTCCAATAATAGTATATGTACTAGAATTAGGTGTAGTCAATAGTGCTGTAGGTGTGGTACCTAAATCTTTTTTTACAGTTGTTCTAAAATATGTTGTCATGCTTTTATCCGAAAGTTATTGCTGCCGCAAATCCAATATCGTTAGCTTGCAGTGCATTAACACCGCTACTGCTACCAGCAACAGATATCCAAGCTGATCCAGTCCACACTTCAACCAATTGGAGGTCGCTATTGTAGCGAATCATTCCAAGCTCAGAGTATGCTAGTAGAGGTCGGCTACTACTTCCGCCAGTTGGAATTACTACACCATATGTACCTGTGATTTTAGTATAACCAGTACCACTACCAGTAGCAGTCATTGCTGTTGCTGAAACTGTTTGAGTTGAGTTCACATAGTATGTTCCGTTACCGCCAACACCTGTCGCCGTAGCTGTGATATAGGTCCCAGCGGTAACTGTATTTCCTGCTAGAATCATTCCAGTTACTATTGGCACTGAACCGGTAAAATTTGTTGCTGTTAAAATAATAGGAGTAGCGGTTACTGTTGTTCCCGATACTACCTGTGCTGGAAATATTGTCCAAGTACTAGCAATACTTGTGCCGGAACCTGTCAAATTGGCCACAACATAAGTTCCAGCGGCAATTTGATTTCCTGTAATTATGTATCCGGCTACAATACCTAGTCCAGTTGGTGTGCTAGTAACGCTCAATGTTGATCCGTTGATATTTCCTTGAAACGTGACTGCTGTTCCTAAACTGATTGTGCCAGTAAATGTTGCAACTACCGAAGCAGTTCCGATAATAGTAACAGCATTTGGGACTGTGTTGGTAATTGCACTATTATAAAATCGTAAATTGCCAGTTTGTAAACCGTAATTGCTACTAGTAGTAAAATTAATATCTGTATTAGGAGTATATGTACTAATCGTATTACCACTAATATCTAAATTAGCAGTTTTAATATCTGTAGCTGTTAGGTTAGTTACTGTGATATTTGTAAAATTAGCAGTATTAACATACAAGTTGTTCCACTGTAAATTACTCGAACCTAGATTATATGTACCAGTGGCCGCTGGTAAAATATCGCTGTTAACTTCACCAGTGAATGTAATAGTGTCAGTTGTTTGATTACCTAAACTGATATTTCCACTAGCACCGCCATCTGCACTGATATTACCAGTAACATGCAGATCTCCGTTGACTGTTGTATTGGCATTAATATTAATGCTACCTGTACCAGTAGTACTAATATTAATGTCAGTATTTGTGCCCAAGCTGGCAATAGTATTGCCGGTGATATTTAATTGTGTGCCAATAGTCAAGCTACCCTGATAAACTACAGGATTAACTCCGCTTGGTAATAGATTAATTGTTGAGCTTGAACTACTAAGTGTATTGCTAGTTAAGGTAAAAGTAGCAATGTTGGATTGATTAGAAACGTATAAGTTTGTTGAGCGTGTTGTACCATTGACATCTAAGTCATAAGCCGGCGATGCTGTATTAATTCCAACACGGCCATTAACTACATCAAGATAGAGAAGGCTCGTCTCAAAAGCTAAATTCTGCCCGTTGCGGAGCAGATTGTCTTTTAAGAGCGGCCCTGAAATTCGACCAACAGCCATGAATGCTCCCTTATACCCCGTGTTTCACGGTTAACCACTTTTTCATCCCTTAGTAATTAAGGGCTCTTTGCGGGTTTACCACAGTCGAACCATACAAGAAATGGTCATTTCTTGTAATCAAAAGTATTTATCGATTTTTGGTTATTACCCGAAGATCAGGGACATTTCGTTCATTATATCACTTACCTGCGTTGGGCCTAACACAGGGCTCGTACCAATTGCAGGTATCCACCCTAGTGTAGCATCGTAAACTTCTGTTTGAGAGATTGTAGAATTATAGCGAGTAGTTCCTACTTCTGGAGAACTTGGTCTGCCTGATGTCCCTGTAGAAGTTCCCACAGGAAGTGAGAGTCCATTAGTTCCTGTAAATTTTAAATATCCACTCCCAGTACTATTAAATGATAGCGTTGCATTTGCCGGACTGCTGTATAACATAGTTAATGCATTGCCGCTAAATTTAAAATTATTATTTAAAATAACTTTTCCGCTAGATGCTGATAAGATCGTATCAGCATTTGTATTACTAATAGTGTTTCCATTAAATAAAATATTTCCGCCAGTGATATTTGTTAGATTTAGAGAACTAACAGCTAGTGTTCCCCCTAATCCTCCTAAAATATTAACACCGTAAATATTGTTCCACCGTAGACTAGTTGATCCTAAACTATAGGTATTTGTTGCGATAGGTAAAATATTACTATTAACTTCTGCTGTAATTGTAATAGTATCAGTAATTTGATTACCAAGTGTAATGTTACCATCAAGGGTAATATTACCTGTAGCATGCAGGTCTCCGGTAACATTAGTGTTATTGTTTAAGTAAACATTGCCAGTGCCAATAGGACTAATTGAAATGTTATCGTTGCTAACATAATCAACTATTGTGTTTCCACTGAGTGTCAATTTATTAGTTTTAATAACAGGCGCAGTAATCGTTGGACTACTAGCCTGATTTGGGCTGATGGTAATACCACTAATAATGTTTTGTATTTGATTAGTAGTAAACTCTAAATTTCCAAACTGCCCTAGGGTAGTAGCATTTAGGATTGGTGAGTTTATTGTACCGGAAGTGCCTGCAACATTTAGATCTGCTGTTGGACTAGATGTACCAACGCCGATGTATTTGCCGGTGACATTTAAGTATAATACCTGATCATCAATAGCTAAGTCTGAACCATTGCGCAGTAGATTATCTGCTAGTAATGGGCCTCCAATTCTTCCTATTTGAGCCATGCCAGCTCCTTATTGGTCAAAACCTAACAGTACTGTAACTATCTTACCGTAAGGAACTGGACTGCTAAAAAGTAACCAATATGAGCTATCTGAAATTGTTCGAGCACTTTCTGTAATAGTTATTGCTGTATTAGCGGCAATTGCGCCGGTAACGGTTGGTTTGCTTAATACAATGTTGGTTAGGGCACCTGTATATGGATCAGTTGTATATTGACTAACCAGTGTGCTACTCTGTATGTTGGCACTGCCTGTTACCGTTGCGCCCACAATGTTAACTGCTGGAAATATAGCGTTACTGCTAGTTACATTTCCACTAACTGACGCTGATGCTCCCGGTGCTGAACTCGCTGTATATACTACAGTTGTAGCTGTGCTTGATGTGACTGTAAATGTTCCGTTATAGGCGTTAGGTTTAAATCCTGTAACAATAATACTAGAACCTGCGGCAAACGGAGTTGGGTTAGATTGACTTGGAAATGTTACTGTAACCGTTGTGCCTGCGGCAGCGGCTGAGCTTGCATTAATACTTCCGTTAAAATATAAAATTTGTTGTGTAACTACTGTTGATGCGTTAGTATAGGCGGTGTAAGTTTCTGCTTTGACCGTTGGATTCTGAACTACCGTATAATTTGTTCCGCTGATCTGTATCACGTTCTCAACTACTACAATAATATTCTGCCCGCCAAATGTACTATTAGTACTGTCTACGTTACTAGGATTATACGCAGTACTCAATGGACCAAAGTATGTATTATCACTGTCACCAACACCTAAATTCTGTTGTACAATTGTTCCAGATTCTTTAAATCTTAAACTGCGCCATTTACTACTTTGATAAATTTCCAGTTGTCCACCAGCTGTTATGTCAGTGTTATATCGTACCATTCCGTTTACTGGATTGGCCGGACGTTGGGCAGTAGTACCAGTTGGTACTATTACATTATTAGTGCTTCCCAAAGTTACCTGACCCGTGGCGGTATTGGCGGATACATCAAATCCTGTAACTGCCCTACGATTAAGGTTAACTTGTTTTAAGAATCTCATTATACCGCCAATGTGCTAATTGTAAAAGATAACATCGAGCCTACACTGGCCACTGCTACAATGCTATCTCCGTTTGCTAGTACTAATTTTTCTTGATCTAAACTTAATGTTTCCCCGCCTACGATTGGCAGTTGATAAACTATTGTTGTGTTATTTCCTGCACTGCCGCCGCTAGGGATTGCATACAGTGTAAGATTACTAGTAGTTGCTCCGTAATTACACACAATCATAGCAGTAATAGCATTGTTACCTGTACTGGTATAAACTGTGGTATTGGTTATTGCAACTAGGGTATTTGAAATTGCCATGTTCTTTCCTTATAGTAAAATACTCAAGAGTACTGCACGATTCTTACTGACAAGTTCGTCTTGAGTAGTTACATTTGATATATATAGTCCTGTATTACCCGGGCCAGCAGTCGCTTTGGAATACAATTTTGTTCGACCGGCTTGTTGGCTCGGTGTACTGCTTTGATCATCTAAATTTAATATCGCATTTACTTCAACGTTATTGTTGGCAGCGGCAAACACTAGATTTTGCGAAATTGAATTGTTAGTAATAGTGTCACCAAAGAAATTCAAATCGCTAATATTCATACCGGCTGCTGACACAGTAACAATAGTATTGCCACCAACATACATATTAATACTAGAACTAAATGCTTGTACCTTACTGTATTCTGAACCAAAAACTGCATTTTGCGGAGTATATAATCTGTCAACTGTAGCAATACCATTGCTGGCAGCTACGTAATTGTACAAATATTTTCTGTTGAGAATATGATTATCTTTGGTAACTTTTGTTTCGTAGCTTGTTGAATTTGCAATTAACAATGCATAATTACTGTTCTGCATGTCAAAAGCAAAATCAGTTGTGCCGTCTGTGGCAATAGTTCTAAGTTGTAATCCTGATAGTTGTCCATCGATAGTCTTTAGTACAAATGCTCCGTTAACTTGACTGCTGTTTACAGGATTAAAATAAGGAACTTGTTCGTTGAATAAAAACTGAGCAGAGCTTCGATTACCTCGCAATATTTCAATACCGGCTTGGTAACTTTTTGTGCTACTAATACCAGCTCCAGTTTGCCCATAGTTTAACTGAAGTATATTATCTTTAATTTGAGTGTCAACGCTTTCTATATAAGAAGTAGTGCCTTGAACATCTAGATTGCCAATAACAGTAACAGTGCCTGTGGTACTTTGTGTATCCAGTATGATATTGCCACCAGATTGTACTTGGAGTTTGTAATCACCGTTACTGACTTTTAATATTCTTGACATTCTATATCCTTAAGTTGGGGACCTAAGTCCCCGTTCCTAATTAAGCGTTATCGATCAACAATGAATCTGCTGTGGCTGCAGACATGTTCCACTTGACTTGTGATCCATCTACAAAAGCCGCATCTGTACCAGTTCCACGTGTAATTGTAACTTTACGCGATGTAATCTTAGTAGCAAAGTATGTATAGCCAGCAGAGTCAAGTAAACGGATACTGCCTTCGCCTGCCGCTGAAGCAACTGAAGATTTCAATGCAACAATACCTGTACGTGTGCCGTCTGTTACTTTGAAACGATTTGTTGAAACTTGTTTGATAATGTCAACTGCAACTGCTGAACCACCGGTTAAATAAGCTGTCATGAGGATTGTATTTTCTTGGTTAGTTGCTGAACCAAC